CTCTGCTATTAATAATTCCCAATATAGAGAGACATATTATGATTCCAAAAAGACTTCAGTCTAGACTAAAGACAATAAAAGCTACTCCACTAAAAGATCGAGCCCAGGCCAAGACGTTCTCAAGAAGGGAGATTAGTGCTGTATCTATGCAAGAGGAAGAGGGCAACGAAAAATTTGATACATTTTTTGATTATGAAGATGATCTAGCCGAGCTGAGGCCGTCTTCTGAGCAATATACCGAGATGATTAATGCAGAGCCTTATATTATGTTAGAAGATGCAGACTTAAAAACTCCTTCTGATCCAGTAGTAATGGAAGAAGACAGTGAAGTGCTTAAGTCAAATTTAAAAACTAGTAGCAATAGTGAGGCGAAAAGCATCACGCCCTTTAACTTTATTCAATGTGAATTTGAAAAAAAAGATGGAAATAGGTGCAAGCGACAGGCTCCAAAAAATTCTACACTATGCTCTTCTCACCGAAAATATTTAGAGAAGCAAAAAAATAGATAATGATTTATTCTACTACTTTATAGTCAACTTTTAGAAGGGGAATGATAATGACACAGTATGAAACACCAGACTTGGCTCTTGCAGCTTACTTAACCCTCAAAGGCTTAAGGCTTCTTAGCGCCAAAAGATTGGAGTCTGGAAGATTTCAGTTTATTTTAGAAGACTCGGATGAAGAAGCTGAGTCCTTATCTATAGAGTTCTTTGGTAGCGAGTTTTGTGAGTATGATAACAAAATTAGATCGCTAAAGAAAATTCTGTATTCAAAATCATAAGGAGATATGCTATGGCAATAGCGCTAGGCGATGATGTAGACTTCGACTTTTCCGACGCAGAGCTAACGGGGCTAAATGTGTTGCTTAAGTATCTAAAAGCAAGACTTCAGTCTGATGGCAAAAAGCCGTCTAGAGATCAGTTCGGAGCATTTATTCTTGATGGTTACGGTGCAATGGTCATGGAGGATTGTAATGTATTTTCCGATGAAATCTTGGCCTGCTTCTTAGCGTCATCTTTGTCAGAATTTAATATGATTCCTTTTTTCACTTCATTTTCCTTTGGAGAGCAGATAATTTATAAGACATTCTCTCATGCTATAGTAGAGGGGGCGTTAATTTTAGCCCTATCTTCGCAGGCACTGGTGGAAAAGGGCAGAGATTTCACCATCAGTGATGGAGGTATCTCATACCAGCCTCCCACGTTGGGCGATTTTTTAGCAACCAACTATCAAACCTTTATGACTTCTTATCGCGAGAGGCTAAAGTTTATTAAGAATTCTATTCGCCCCGGACCGCAGGGATACGGAACATTCACCAATTTGTCGAGTGGAGCGCCAAGTTTCGTAAGATTACGACACCTGAAATCGAGGCGTATCATTTAATAGTAGAGAAAACCTTTCTTTGACACAAGGAGCTGCAGATAAAAAGCTCGCCAGCCTTTCAAAATGGCTTAATAAAAATGGCTTCAAAGAAGAGGCGATAAGTATAAATATTAATATCATTTCATAATATGATGAACAAGGATTTAATATGAGAGAGCCACAAAATTGCGAATTGAAATACTGCGGATTTTTTAAACCAATAAGCCCTACTGAAATTGACTTTGAAATCTTAGGACTTGAAAATTTAATAAAACGTGCTGAAGAGAGAATATCTTCTCTAAAGCAAACTTCATTTCTTGCCGGTTTGGCGATAAATGCTGAATCAGAAAACTTAGAGGATCTTTTCGAGAAAGAATAAATATGTTTACTATTTTTGCAAAAGAACAAACAGATGAAAATAAACTCATGAAGCAGATGCGGATATTGTCAGAGATCCGTACCTCGCTTATAAATGATGAAATTGCAAAAGAGATTTGTAAAGAAAAGGGATTTGGTACTTGGTTTTTGGCCTCCGTCCCCATTTCATTTGAAGAATTAGATGTTGCGGCAAAAACATCCGATGGAAGTATTATTTTGAGTCGAAAATTATTAAACAAACCTCCGGAGATTAGAATGAGGTATGTTATTCATGAACTCGTTCATGCTATGCAGCATACAAAAGATTACGGAAAAAACAAGGACGATAAAGCACAGGATTATCTTGATCGACCAGATGAAATTGAAGCCTTCCAGGCTCAAAATAAATACGATGCCGAAGAGCGAGGCGAGGCAAAGGTCGAGGAGTATGTAGAAAGCCTTCTTGATCATCACGAGATTCCTGCGGCTGACAAAGACGAAAAGCGTAATGAGCTTTTAAAAGAGGTAATCTAAACATAAAAGTGCCTCTACTAATAGACCGGGATATTTAAGAGGTATCTATGTTAACTTTATCTGGAAAATCACCAAACGAAGGGGACAGCTCTGTCGCCCTAAGCTCTTTGGTAGAGTTTAGCATTTTAGATGACGGAACAGGTCTAAATCTATCCTCATTAGTCATCGAGGTTGGTGGAGATAGAGCATTTCAAGAGCTAGACTTCACCGATGCTTATGACGGAACCTTTTCTGAAATAACTAGCGATGCTGCTGGAGCCTACCTTGTTATAGATCCGATAAGCAACTTTGATCAAGGTCAAGTTGTACTGGTTAAGGTTCAGATTCAGAACCTAGAAGATCAATATTATAATTTCGAATATAGCTTTAAAACAATTCCTGCTGAGCCTGAGCTTGAACTAAGCTCTCCAATTTCTGGAGATTTAGTTCAGTCTGACCAAGTCCTGTTTCTTCAGTTTCAAGATGAAATAGATGATATAGATCAGAATTCTATAAACGTATATATCAATGATTTACCAGCAGTATTAAGCGGAGTTTTTCAGTCATTATTTGCAGGAAGCTCATCTATAATTACCAAAACAACTAATAGAGCCTCCGTAAGGATCGAGCCCACCGAATCTTTTCGAAATGGCGCATATATTGTTAGGTATGATGTGTCAGATTTAAGCGGAAATACTTTAAGTGGCAGAATCTCTTACTCTGTGGATCTTCCAGTTGTAATTCTGCCATCTGTTTTTCCTCAGACAAGCTTTCTTGGTTATGCTCAAGGAATTCGAAAGCTTACAAATATGGGGCGAGGCGATATGCTTCGTGTAAGCTGGAATCAAGCTATTTCCAGATCCTATAAAGGCGATTCGTTTGTTGTAATTTATGAAGATGAGTCTAGGTTGGATATTTTTGATTCTAATCCGAAATATATCGCTGATAATACAGCAACATTTTTTGACGTATCCGGATTAACACCGGGCGTAACATTATCATATGCAGTTAGATCTCTAGAGACATTTAAAGATACTCTCCAGTTAAGTGGTATGGATCAGAAGTCATCTGGAGTTTACGCTATCCCAGATAACACTACCATTGCTTCTCAAGTCTTATCTGCTGATACGATCATTAATGTTGCTACCACTTCGGGCTATCCTTCTTCTGGAATCTTAGTTCTGAATGACTTAGAAGTTATAAGATATACCGGAAAGACCCCCACCTCATTCCTTCTACCGACAAACGGGCGGGGACTGAACGGAACAAGCAAGGGAATCTTTGTTTCCGGAGATACTGTTAGGATGTTCTTTGAGTGTCAAGATAAAAACACCTCGATTGTTATGGGAACCCCAACGTATGTTGATGGATATTCTAGCGGAAGAGAGATAGACGGAACAGGTCTTGTTGTAACTGATTATTCAGATAATGATAATAAGTTTTTTCAAGGATTTGATTTCTGCGGATACCACAAGGCCATCCCTCAGAATATTTTGCAAGGAACTGGTGACTGTGGAAGCTATCTCGGTGGTGAATTTAACGGATTCCGAGGCATGAATTTGTTTGACAGAATGCTCAGCAGAGAAGAGGTTCTTTTAGATCAGGTTGGCGAACCGGTAATCTTGCTGAAGAGAATTTGGGATGGAGATATTTGTAGCTGCTCAGATGCCAGAAGAATGCACCCGAAAGTTAAGGGCTGTAAAACTTGTTTCGGAACAGGTTATGATGGAGGCTATACTCAGTATAACTTCAGAAGAAGATCAGATGGAAGAATAATGCTTATGTTTGGGGACACACAAGAAGACTTAAAGCTCACTCCTCATGCCCATCTGGAACAGATGTATGAACCAATATGCTGGACTCTTCCAAGCCCGGCTATTAGAGATCGAGATATTATTGTTAGGTTCGACTTCGATAATGATGTTGAATTTATATATGAAGTTTTAAACACAACAAAAGATAAGCTGTTTTTTAGGCATTATACTAGACAGCGTATATCTTTAAAGCGATTAGACAAAACTGATATTTGCTACACATTCCCCTTGGTTCTTCTATAATTATGACCGTTAAAAAATGTACGAAATGTTATGAAGAAAAGAAATTTTCTGAGTTTTACAAAAACAAAAGAAAGCCCTTTGGACTTGAGTCCAGAAGCAAGCTCTGCATTAAAGAAGATAGAATTGAAACAAAATCCAAACATTCTGCTTACCACAAAGAATGGTATAAGCAAAATAAAAACAAAAAGAACAAAAAGAATTTAGAAAATTATTATAAAAATAGAGAAGAGAGGCTTCTTCAGACGAAAGAGTATCATTCAAGACCAACCGTCAAGAAGAGAAGATCAGAGGTGGGAGGAAATATAACGAAAAATACAAAATGACTCCTAAGAGAAGATATTCTCATTATCTAGCCGGAGCTAAGAAGCGCAATCTTTCTTTTGATATTTCATTTGATGAATTTATATTATTTTGGGGAAAGTCATGCTTTTATTGTGGAGAGAAAATAGAGACCATAGGATTAGATAGAATTGATAGCTTGCTAGGATATTCTTTAGAAAATATAAGATCTTGCTGTGCTGAATGTAATAGATTTAAGTCTAATTTAAGTGAAAAATTATTTTATAAGCTAGTTTCTAATATTAAGAAAAACGCAAAAGATTTAAATTTAATTAAAAAGGCCATTGTTCTGCCTAGATACCCAGATTCCAATAAGCTTAGAGAGTCTAATTCTAGATATAAAATTTACAAGTATACTTCAAAGAAATATAAAAGAGATTTTCTTTTAAGTAAACTTCAATTTTTTAGTTTTTGGAAAAAAGACTGCTTCTATTGTGGAATTAAAATGGGTGGAGTTGGGATAGACAGAGTTGATAATAAGATTGGCTATGTCGAAGGAAATTGTGTACCCTGCTGTAAGACGTGTAACTGGATGAAGTCTGACTTAAATATCAAACAGTTTAAGGCTCATATAAACAAAATAAATAATTATTTAAATTTATAATTAAGGAGAATCAAGATGAAATGGATTAAAAACACATCAGGTCGTGAAGACGCAATGCTTACCTTCGCTTTTTTCGCATTTTTAGTGGTTACTATCAACATTCTGTTGGCTACATTTGGGAATATAACGTATAATTCCTTTGAGATTACTTTTGAGTCTATGGATGCAGGAGCTATGACAGCTTACTTAGCTGCAACCTTTTCTGCTTATGTAACAAGACGATGGACAGATAAAAAGTTTGAGCCAAAACCTCTAGAGGAGAAAGATGAGTAACGAAGAAGGAAAAAAGAAAAACTCTTTTATTGAGTGGATTAAGGGTCTTGGTATTAAAATTAAGATCTTTTTCGTAGCTTTATTCGGAATTGTTGGAACCATTTTATTTTTTGTTATAAACAAAAAAGTAAATACAAAAGACATTTTAAAGTTAGAACTAAAAAAGGTTAGAGAAGAAATCAAAATAGAAAATGCTGCAACTGAAGTTGAGAAAAACAACGAAAAATTATTAGGCCTAGAAGAAAGGGCTGCTAAGATAAAAGAAGAGATAGCCGCAATAGCCAAAGCGGAAGACGAAGAAATTCCAAAAGATATATCAAATGAAGAACTGGATGATTTTTTCGACAATAGGGGTCTTTAAATGTTGAAAAAGCTAACCTCTCTGATTGAATCTATTCAGGACGGAGAGATTAAAGATAAGCTTATTGTTTTAGCTGAAAATGTTCGGCCGAAAGATCATCTTTTAATTGATATAAGGGAGTTTTCAGGCCTAATAGATCCTAATTTAGTTGAGCCTGTACTTCTCCTTGGTGAGGTTGAGATACAATTATGAGGAAAGGTATCATCTTATTCATTTGTGTGATCGCCCTCTCTTTGTTTTTTCCAGCCGGAAATGCTTATGCTGGAGACATACTTCCTGCGGGGACGATTCTAGAACAAGAGTCTTACGTTTTTACAATCGAGGAAGCTACTGGCCTAAAGAACCAAATTGAAGGGCTGGAAAAGAACTTGGCGTCTCTAACCTTAGAGCTTGCAAAGTATAAGGAGCTAGAAACTGTTAGATCTCAGCAAATAGACTTCTATAAATTGAATGAGGGATATTATCAGCTACAGATAAGTGGGTATAAAGAGCTTCAGCTTTTAGATAGAGATCTTCTCAATAAGTATCGAAAAAGAGACAAGCTTCAGACTCTTGAGAATATAGGGTTTTTATCTTTAGGAATTGGCTTAACCATCGGATCGTTCCTGCTTGCAGATTCAGCAACTGATCTTGCAATCATTACGTCTCCATAATCGTAGGGTTTAATACTAATTAAACATAATAACATGTAATAATATATGTTGATATTAAGCGGAATAAATTAATGGCAAAGTCAAATTATCCAAATAAATTAGATACGTCTGTAGAAATCCCTGCTGTTAGAGATAATATTGTAGAGATTGGATCGGATGTGCTTAACAGCCTTCGATCTGCTGTCTTTCAGATTGAACGAACCCTTGGTATTAATCCGCAGGGCGCTGTAGGCAATTCTGTTGCCGGAAGAATCGGAAAAGCTCTTGATGGAAATGGAAATATCTTATCTGAAGCTTTATCCAAAGCTGGGTTGCTATCTGGACCCATTTCCAATGAAGATGTATCAAAAACGGCCGCTATAGCTGAGACAAAGCTTCGCCTTAACTATCCCACTCAGCTTCTTCAGGATGAAATCTCTCAATTAATTTCTCAGCTAGACTTGATAGAGAAAGTTGTGTCTGAGCTGTCAGCTTTGTTTGCCGCCCACGTTCATCCGTCTGCCAAAAATCGGCACAGAGGGATAGCGGTAACTATTGCTGAAATTCTAAACGCCCCATCTCCCATCGGAATTACATCCTCTGTAGAGGTGACTGCTCAAAAAGCTTTTGAACAAATATATGATTCTCACATAAATTTTGATGGGTCTGATATTTCAGAAACAAACCGCTCGCACACTAGCGAGCAGATTTATTTTGATAATGAAAATGTTGCCGCCCTTATTGATGGCGATGATGTCCAAGAGGTAATCGAAGAAGTTTTAGACCTAGTTGTCGGACAGGTTGATGGACATCAGAACTTGCATCATGCAAATTCAATTTTGAGGTCAAATCTGCTCACCGGACCTTCGGTGTTGACAAAGGGAATCTCCCTTTTGCCCGCTGGTGATGTTTCATACTTGAAATCAAGCACTGACGCTGATAGCTTTATATCTAATGTATTATTCTTAGACTCTCCGGCGGCACCAGCTTTGTCGGTAGAGACTTCTGATATTCTAGAGATAACAACTTCGAGCGAAACTCTTTCTTTTCAGATCTTAAGAGCAAATTTAGCTGTTGGAGGAGCAACACTAGAAAGTGTTGATATATATGGATTCCTCCCTGCTACATCTGAAAGCGGAACTACTGCCCAGATTTTTAGAAATAAAAATAGAGAATCAGAGCCTGTTGGTCTGCTCTTGGCCGCAAGAGAATATGAATCTTCTGGTGCTATTTCCTTTAGTAATGCAGATGTCATACAGATTTCCAACCCAGATTCTGCAAATATAATTTCTACCGGAATTCGCCCATCTGAAATCAGCCTAACCAATAGGTTTGTAAATATATCTATAGACGGAGCTACCAATGTCCAAATAGATCTTTATGATGGATTGTTAAACTTGGCTGGCGGAAGTCAGACTATTGATTCTATTATAAAAGCTTTCAATGAACAGTTTGCAGAAAATAGATTAAGCGTAACCGCTTACCGAGTGGATTTTGATGAGAAAAATTCTTCTGAAATAGCGCTTGTACATTCTGTGCCTAGTTCTTCTTCAAAAGAATACACAATTAAAATCTCAAGAGGATCAGATGGAGCACTAGACTCTGTTGGATTTGCAAACTTTGAAGATATAACCGTAACAGCGGAAATAGGATCGCAATACCTCATTCAGGGGAAAGCATTTGCAGGATTGGGCACCAAACTTTCTGCGCTAGGCTTAACCCTCCTGTCTGGCACGGCAACTGTCTCTTCAGGCACTGTAAACTTTGAAGAGCTTGGGGTGAGAGATGGAGATATTCTTGTAATAACAGAGTCAGTTGGTGATGACGGAACTTATGTTATTTTGGATGTAAACTCATCCTCCTTTACCGTGGACAGAACGCAACTTCCAAGTAATCAGTGGGCAAGTGTGACTAGCGATAGCACCGAATTCACAATATATAGAAATTCAGTATCTCTAAATGAAATGGCATTCCAAGTTCTTCCTGGCGGTGCATCATCTGCTTCTATTGTAGATGTTTTTATGGACTTAACGAATCGTTCAATATTTTATAAGGAAAGATTGACGTATGGATATGAAACCTATTTTGGCTCAGAGAGCTTGGTTGCGGTTTCAGATTTTAAAGGAGATGTAACTCCTTATACGAGTACTAATACCGGAACTTTATCCGTTCAAAAGATATCACCAGATCCAACTGACCTAGAAATTGGATTATCCCTTGACTCTGGAGAGGTTTTTAGCCTTATAAATGTTAAGTCGGAATATGTAACTCTTTATTCTGGAAAATATAATTTAGGAATAACTGTTTTCATTAAAGATTCTGATCAAATTGCATCAAAAATTGTTGCAGACGGAACCGGGTTCTCGATAAGTCTGTTTGGCTATTCCGGGCCCAATGAAGAAGAAAACCTTCTATTAGGAAGAGTTTTGTATGAGGCTGGTAATTCCAGAATTGCTGGAGCTGGACAAGATTATCCTAGGCCGTTTGGAAAACTAAGAAAGGGTTCTATTGGAATAAAAGATATAGGTACAGACGTTCTTTCTGGACTTTGTCAAGTTCCGCTCTTAGAAACGAGATCAAATGGTGTTATTAGAGGCTTAGAGGTAACTCAAGTTATAGATAACGGCACAACATATACTGTATCCATATCTTCTGGAGTTTGCTATGTGCATGGTAAGCGATTTGAGCTAGATGAAGTATCCAGTTATATAACAGATATAGAAACTGGCGGCCCACCAGTTGTTGTAGATAAATTTTATGTTGGAATAAACCAATGGGGAGAGGTTATATTCCGAGCGCCTGATCCTGCCGCGTGTGATTGTCCTTTTAGTCCATATGACTATGCTATTTTGGCATCTGCAGAAAATGATGGAGTAACAATTGATATAATTGATTTTAGATTATTTATTGATAATCTAGATCTAAGAATTCTGAATTCAATTACGGTAAGCCCGCAACCCGGAATGGGCCACTTCACCGATATAAATAAGGCTCTGAAGTACGCCAAGCGGTTCTCTCAGGCGTTCCCAAAGGCGGGGGTACCAACGGTACACTTAAAGTCTGGAACGCATCAGATCATTACAGAGATGAGCACAACCATTGCTGCATATACGCCATTGGGAACTGCAGATATTCAGCCAGCTTATGATGGCGGAATCTGGTTAAACTTCCCTGTAAATTTGGTCGGAGAGGGGCCTTCTACGGTTATCGACCTAGTCAGAACATTTACTGACGCAGATATAACTGTTGATAGCAGAGATAACGCTGGCGTATCCAAAATGAGCAACTGGATATATGTTGCTGGAGCGGGACTCGTAGCATCTACTCCAGACGGTGATGCAGATGTTTTGACTTCTGGAATAATCAATATTCGAGATTTAAAGCTCAATTTATCCGGCATCATGATACTTGATCCGACAATTGAGGCGGGAGCGGCCAAGTTAAATAACTCGATCAACATCGATAATGTTGTATTTGATGAATCTGGTAAAGCTGGATTTGATGAATTTAATTATGGAGTTTTAATCCAAGGACGAGATACCGCCGCTGGGTCTAAGGTCGGAAACATAAGCATAACTAATTGTGAGTTTTTAAACTCTCACATTAAGACAAATACTTATAACGCAATAGATCATTTTAATATAAGTATTTCTAACAACAGATATCGTGGGTCGGGAGACGGAGTAGTTGATGGAGAAAATCATTATGCCATCTATACTTCTGGAACTGGAGATATATTTGATATCGTTGGCTCTGCCTTTTATAATAATATTGAATTTAGAGGAAATACAGCTTCTGACAGTAGTGATTCGATATCTGACCCAAGTCCTGATGGAGGCGGCGTTTATGAGTGGGGAGATAGAATAAGTAGATCTCTTTCTGTAGGTGGAAGAATCGGCGTTGGTCTTTCGGTTAAGCCTAGTTACCCAGATCTTACAGTTTTCAGAGAGGGCACTACTGCGACAACCTCTATTGCACACTTTGGAGATATTCCAAAGACATTAGCGATAACTGACTTCGATACCAGTGTTATTGAGTATTCAGTCGTATCTGTTGGCTCAAACGCGAATTCTAATAAAGTTATTGGTCGCTTCCAAGCAACAGATGACGGCGTCAATGCAAATACCATCATAGGCTCTAGCTCTAATCACAGAGTAGATATTATTACAAATGGAATAGCGGGCCTTACTGTTGCTCCGATAACTCAATACGTTGGAATTGGAAGCCAATTCCCCGGAAATCCTCTGCTAGTACAGACGGCCTCCGGAACAGCAGATGCAGCTGACGGCTCTACTATCGCCAATCATCATTTGCTATTAGGACAAAACGGAGATACCAACGGAACAGAAGTAGGTATAGGATTCATAGTTAAGGGAAGCTTTACTTTTATAGATGGGCCAGCGGCAGCGATTACTCTCGAAAGAGTAGATGCTGACAAGGGCAACCTTCATTTTAAAACGAAAGATGCAGCAGCCCCAACTTCAACGGGATATCCGGCTCCATCGTTAGTTGCTGCCACAAGACTATCTATAGGTTATGATGGCAGTATTGGCATCGGAGAAGCTCAGCCTAAATCTAAATTCGTTATAATGCAGGATCCGATTCTGTTACTTCCGGGCGCAGAGCCAAGGGGAGTCGGATTAGAATTGGTCGATGTCTTGCCGGCCTCAGCCGAAAAGGGTTGTTCCATTTATTATCGTGGCTCTGGCGTCGATGCTTTATATTTTGAGTTTACCGCCAACAGAGAGACTGGTGCGCCAACAACCTACACTCCTAAGGCTTGGATTCTCGCCACAGGAGCTGGCGTTGATGACCTAGACTTTACCGGGCAACATAGATCTGATTCAGACGAAAGACTTAAGGACCCAAAAAATATAGGACTTATTGTTTCATCGTTAGGAATTTATAAAAACCTAAAAGGCTCTCAGAAGGCATCAATAAATGAAGCCTTGCCGATGGTTGATTTGTCCAGAGATAGATACGACAAGAAGGTCTATGGAGTTATCTCTGATATAGAGGATGATGGGGATACAAGAAAGTATTCGGTTGGAGCCTTTGTTTCTGGTTTTGATAAAAAAGATAATAGACTCATTATCAATGCAGTTGGTGAAGGCGGAATTTGGATATCTAATATTAATGGAAATCTTGAAAATGGAGACTTTATTACAACCTGTGAAATTCCAGGATACGGAATGAAGCAAGATGGAGGTTTGCTCCATAATTATACTGTTGCAAAGATAACTTGTGATTGCAACTTTGAATTAGATAATAAATCGTATAATTGTTTAGAGTTTGAACATGATGGCCAAACTTATAGAAAAGCATTTGTAGGATGCACATATCATTGCGGATAGGAATAAAGAATGGCTAAATCAAATTATCCAGGGAAGCTTGATACCTCTGTAGAAATCCCTACCATAAGAGATAATATAACGGAAATTGGTTCTGATGTTTTAAATAGCATTAGATCTGCAGTTTTCAACATAGAAAGAACTCTCGGAATAAACCCTCAGGGAGCTGTTGGGAATACCGTTGCGGCAAGACTTGGAAACCTATTAGATGAGAATGGAAACATTATTGGATCAGCTCTTGATAGGGCTGGAATCTTATCTGGTCCAATAACGAATGAAGATGTTTCGAAAACAGCAGCTATAGCCGAGACAAAACTTCGCCTTAATTATCCAACTCAGCTTCTTCAGAATGAAATTTCTGTCTTAGATAACAAGATAGGGCTATTTATAGATGCGCTCGATGAGCTAAACCAAATTTTAGCAGCTCATATTCATCCGCAAGCAATAAATAGACATAAAGCGCAGGCGATTTCGGTTGTTTCTGCTGACTCTGTTGCTTCAGCTGTTGCAACTTTGTCATTAAGCTCGGGAACGGTTCAGGCTGCCTTGGAGCTTTTATATAATGCTCACATAAACTTTACCGGAGCAAATGTATCCTCATCTAATAACGCTCATAAGGCTGATCAGCTTTATTATGACAATTCTGAGACTTCTGATATTGTTCTATCTGATGATGTACAGGGAGCTATAGATGATTTGGGGAACATTGCGGGAGTTGGACTAAGAAAGTCTACTTTGAATTTAAATTCAAATGGAATTATTCGAACCGGAGATACTGTTGATGCCTATGAGGGAATAGATTCTGGCTCTATATTGGTTAATTCTTCGGCAATCTCCTTTTCTCCGCCGACTGGTGAGTCAAAGATGATCATCTCCTTTGGCGGCTCTCCCGCCGTTATTTCTGAAATAAAAGAATTTGATGTATTAGAAATCTTAAATGCTCCCAATGATTCAGATAATGCTGACTATCTTATATCCTCAGTTACTCTTGATCTCTCTGGAAATCTTAGTCAGATTGAAATATATGGTGGCCCAAAGAATGCTTTAACTGTTGGAACTAATGGTAGGATAAAAAAGAGTATATACTCAACATATAATGAGAATGCTCTTAATTGCGCTGTTCGGCCAAGATTCGGATTTAGCAATTCACCAACTATCCAAGTGTGTCTTCCAAACTCTGCTACAATTATTTCTTCCGGAGCTAGACCTGAAAATATAGCAAGTGGAACAGCAGATACATTAGCTATCCAAGTAGATGAAGGCTCTACTTATGAAATCGATATTATAAACTCTAGCTATGCAGTACAGTCTCTCGATATTGTCATCGCCACGATCAACCAGTATTGTGCGGAAAATAAATTAAACTTTTTTGCATACAAACTGAAAGCACTAAACTGTTATGAGCTAGCATTATCACATAATGTTCCAAATCATGCTGATGATATAAGAGCTAGAAGTCTAAAGATAGTTGCTGCATCATCTGGAGACGCAGCGGCAGCAATGGGCTTGTCATACATTCAGGATAGACTAGTCAAGGGCTCTTTTGGTAACTCTATCCATATTAATGGAAAACTCATAGATGATTTTGGAAAAGTAATTACCTATAATTCAGAAGCTATATCAATTGGATCTGGAACTTTAGAGTTAAATTCCAAGGGAACAACTAACTTTATTACTAGCGGAATTAGAGCAGGAGACTTGGTCGTAATTGATGGCTCCTCTTCCTCCTCTGACGATGGAACCTACTCGATCAGAACTGTTGAGGCAGCTAGACTGACTCTAGACTTTACAACAACTCTTCAAGGAACTCTGTCGAGCACTTCTAGGATCTTCATCTTGAGATCTGGGGCCCCGATATCAGAGCTAAACTTCGTAACGCTTGATGGCCTTATGGTTCTTGATGTGTTTGCCGATGAAGATGCGAATATACACTTTAAGAGAAGGCTTGACATAATCGGGCACATGTCTATTGCGAACTTCTATGCAGTAGTTAAAGATGTTTCCCGAGGATTTATTAGTGATGGTCAAGAGTTTACCCTAAAGGTTGACACCTCTGGGATGGCAACAATAAAACAGGAGCCCACAGGGATTGCAAGCCCAGAAGTCTTTGTCGGAAGTACCGGTGAGTATAAAATTTTCTCAAATGATGGAATGAACTACATTATTTTAAGTGTATTTGTTCCAAATGAGTCTATTCCTGCAATTAGCATAAGTGATCTGACATCTTCAATATTCGGATTTGGAGAGCTTCCATCCTCTGCCCTTCATCTTTGTAGGACAATATTTTCTCCGGAATTTGGAATTGTAATTGAGGACCCAGACGCTGGACTTGGAGGAGAAGGCGCGCTAAATACAACCGATAAGAGGTCTACCGGCACAACTGATGACACAATTATATCATCATCCTTTATAGAGAGATATATTCAAGGGCCAAGAAATGAGTTACGAGGAAGTGGTTTAATCAGAGGAATTAGTGTAGAATCCGTTGTAGATAATGGAGATGGAACTTCAACTCTAAGTATCGACCCAGGAGTTGGTCTTGTAAATGGAATCAGAATAGAATATCTCGGAGATACAGGGTTAGTTTATAGACATACCAATGGTCCTACAACCAATTTCTACATAGGCTTAAATGCCGAAGGCTGCATCGTAATTGGAAATGAAATTGACCCAGATGCTGGAGTAAATTATATTTCTCCATTTTATACTCAGAACATTGCCCACCTAGCATATGTAGAATTATCAACTTTAGAAATTACAGATTTAAGATTATTTGTTGATCATCTTGATTATAAATTTATATCAGATGTAACGGTCTCTAAGGATTCAAGATTTGGACATTTCACAACTGTTCAGAAGGCAGTGAAGTATGTAGAGATGTTTTCGAAAATGTTTCCTGACGTTGGAACCCCGGGTATATTTGTAAAAGAAGGAACTTATGAGTTAACAGAAAAGTTAGTGTTGACATTCGATCTAAAGTTACGCGGAACAGGTCCTACCTCGATAATTAAACGAGCCAGCTCTTTTCCTCTTGATAATGCGGCCATAACCACCCAGGGGCATGAGATGATTCTCATCGGAGCTGACTCCGGAAGCAGCACAATCACTTATGGAATAGACGTAAGTGATCTAACTTTTGAAGGAATTTTAGGACAGGCTGCTGGTCAGTCAGGAACTGTGTTCCGAGTCACAAACAACATAACTGCGACGGGAGCTACAAAGGCTCGCTTTAGGTTTAGCGGACTACGCTTTATTGCAGCGGCAGATTATGTTTCTGGAGCAGCAGCGACCGGCGCAATCAATGAGATGCCCTTTTTCATAGGAAACAATAGTGGTGGAACATATCAGAATATTACAATCCAAGATTGTTACTTTGATGGAGTAGGATATCAGCAAGGAGTGATTTATTTCGATACAACTAATACATTCAAGAATATCTTGATTACTGGAAATATTAGTCAGAGATCTATTGATCTGCCCGGAGGCTTCTCCTTGATGCAAGAAAATGGCGCGTTGAACACTCTGTCGGGAATCTTAGAAGTAAATAATATCATTGAAACCATATAATATGTCAGACGAAAAAGAAATTTCGGCCATCGACGCCATATATCAAATTCTTGACAAAATCGATGTCATGGAGAAGCGCCTCCATGTTATTGATGATAATGTTAAAATATTGAGCAACAAGGTCTCTAAGTTCATCAGAACCTCTGTTCCTACTGCAGTGGAATCCGAGGTTCATGCCGTTACACCCGTTGTTAAGGATAATAGTCCACGAAATTCTTCTAGTCAACAGAAAGTTAAAAAACTTCTCCTTGGAAACATTAAAGTCTTTGGCTACATCGTTAATAAGGAAAAGCGGCCTCTAAATGAGGTGTCGATAAAAGTCTATAGCGATAAAAACGAAATAGTAAAAGACCACCACACAAATGTTGACGGATATTGGGAGGTAAGGTTGCCTGCGGGCAGATATGGGGTAGAATATATTCACAAAAACTTTAAGCCAATAAATAGGACTATTGTGCTAAACCAAACAGATCGTGAATATGAGGTCAAGTGAGTGCTCGTTATAAAGATTGTCAATAATAAAATTAAAGAAAATACTATTCTTAAAAAAATGATTCTGAAGCTATCAGATCTTTTAAAAAAAGATGGAGAATCAGAACTATCATTAATCCGAGACAGAACTTCTGTTGAGATGGTTTCTGGTAATTTATCTAGTAGTAGTAACGATGATAATGATATTATCGTTGAGCTAACGATTAAAAAAGCAATCGTTCTGAAAGAGGATGATTTGCTTGATAAACAAAGGCTTGATAAGTTGGTTAAGGAAATAGCTCATTTCTGTGAACAATCAGCTGAAATAAAAGAATTGAAATATCTTCCAATTAATTATAGATAACGATAGGCTTTCAAATGATAGATGAGCAAAATTTATCAGGAACAGGCTTGAATGGCGATCACATCGTATATTCAAGTTTCTTCTCGGACCATAATGTGGTTCAGCAGTCTGCCATTGTTCATCCTAAATCTCTTCTTATAGATTCTCTTAGAAAAATCTTTAAGAATGATAGTATATTTACATATAGATCTGATGAATATGGATACCCATTAACTCCAGATCATACCGGAATCGATATCGACTCCGCTCTTACTACGAAAATACTGATTAGTGATACTTATCGCTATGAGGTTAAGTTTTTTCCAGCCATTGTAATCAAGTCAAATGGAGGTTCTTACAAGCCTATATCTTTTAATCAGAATATGACTTATAAGTATAGAACCGATTTATTAGAAACAGATTATGGCTCAAGAAAGATCATAAGTACCCCAACCCATAGAGTATATGCCGGAAGGTGGGACCTTAGATTTGACGTTGGAATTTATTCTGAAAGCCAAGCAGAGCTTCAAGAGTTAACAGACATTGTATCTTTAGCGTTACAATATTCCCTATGGAATGAGTTGAGAGCAAATGGATTATTTATTCATCAGTTGTCAATTGGGCCAGAAAATGCAGAGCCCTATGCTAATGATTATGTATATAATACAGCGATATCACTCTCTACTTATTCGGAGTGGAGGGTGGAAGTTCCTATTGAAAATATTGTTGAAAAAATAGTCTTCACAATGGAGCCGACTTGGCATCCTATTCCGGGCATAAAAACAGAGGCTGATATGCTTACAAGAAGATTTGATGACTTAATTGATTTGACAGAAATAGATTAAAATGAAACTACTAATAATAAATAATTTGATGAGTTATTGCTAACAAACGGAGAATCTTAGATGGCTAACATACCAGGAATTACGGGTTTTATACAGCCTGGAGCATTTGCAAGAGATAGGGTTATATCTCGTAGCGTTTCTATTCCGGGCGGAATAAGGGTCGTTTCTGTATTGGGCGAGGGCCTGAGAGAAGAAACAATCGTTCAATCCGCTGCAGGAAACGGCGCTGACGGAGAGTCAAGTTGGAGCCCGACTGGGTCCGGCGATGGCCGATTTTTTGAACTATCTAATGTTCCCGTCATAAGCGGAAGAACAGAGCTTAGGCTGAACGGAACATTACTATTTGGAAAGCAGGAAGTTATTGACGCTTCAGGTGTTGCTTCTCCTTTCGATTATAGACTTGACATCTCTAATGGCCGTATTGAATTACGCGGAGCTTCAATTGGAGATCAGGACGGAAAGGGCTACTCTGCTGGTTCCGGAAACATAGGAACTGGTGTTTTAGTTGAAAACACTACTTGTGATCCGCTTTTAACTCTAGATATTCTTGACGATTCTGCCTCCAGCGAACGCTGGACGATACGATGTGTCAGTGTCGTAAGAGATTCAAACGGAGATCCGATTCCCGGTTTGGCAACATTCACCGCAACCGGAGATACCTCTGGTCAGCTTTATGATAGTTTTGGAAATCCTCTTACATTCTCAAGTGCTTATTTCACAAGTGGTTCTGGAGCTATCTCCGGAAACATTGCAGAATGCAGTGACGGAGTTGTTGTTGCAAGCGGAAGCGCTTCTGTCGCAGACTTCCCCCAGGGAAATATTGAATTAAGAACTGGTGATGCCACATTAACCACAAGTGATACCTTCACCGTTCCAGGCGCAGACTTAGTCAGTCAGGGACAGGCTCTGGCGGGCGACTTCTTGTGCATAGATGGATATGTCGGTCATGAGATCGAAACAATAACATATGACGGAACTGATACTACAATTACCGTCACAACGGACAGCCTCGGACCGGCTTCACCGGCCTGGGATGAGAATGATACTTACGATTGGGACATTAGAGCGACCAATATCTTAATTGATGATCCATCTGTTATTCATAATGGTTTGACTGGCGCCCCGGCTTCCGAAGGCAACTTCTCAAGCGCGGATGTAGGAAAGACTGTATTGATATGCAACGGTGGAGACTTCGATGGTGGGCTCTTCGTAATCAGCAGCGTCACGTCTACGAGACGCGTACGACTTTATGACCTAGAGGATTCAACTGTAGGTTTCCAAGACCTAGAGGAAGCTTCTGGAGCCTCTGTGCCGGGTCTGGCAGCAGAAGGTCTAACCTTCCACTTGCTGGAGAACAACGGAATTCTTCTTCTTGGAATTCAAGAGGGTGGAACCAGCTTTGAAGTTGGTGATAAGTTCTTTGTTGATGTCAGCTCTAGTGCTCTTGGAACGGGAGATACTCTCGAAGCCAAGTATATAGCTACTATTGACTTGGAAGATCCAGAGTTCTTCATTGAGGCTTCGGACTTATTCCAGAAGCATGGTCTTCCAAGCGAAACTAATACATTATCTCTGGGAACTCAGATGGTTCTAGAGAACGGTGCGCCGGGAATCTTAGCTTTACAGTGTAAGCCTCCGGTTCCGCGAAGAACCTCTGTTACATTGCTTGAGGAAAGAAATTCACTGGGCGTTGGTGGATTCTCTGCCTGCTTCGATTCTGGATCTCTATCCACTGATGCATGTGAGGTTGATGATCTCAGATTTACCATCCCAAGGCCGATAACTGGTCTCAGAAACGGAAAGCCTGATGCTGATACCAGAGTTAATATCTTCATAATAAGAGATGGAGACGAAACTCAGGTCTTCCCGAACAAGGTTGATTTCTATAATTCACAGCTTTCGACTGATATTCAGCAGGGTCAGTGGATTGATAGTTCTGATAACGCTTTTGCCTACACCATTGTTGACGCCGCATTAGAGGTGGTCGGAAATGGAGACGAAGGAATTCTCGATACCGAATCGGGAGACGAATACTTCTCAACTCCGGAAATAGATTTTGATGGAGAAGATGTAGGAAACGTAATTGTTATATCAAGCATGGAAAATGCCACTTCTGGCACAGTCTATACCTCTGTAGCGGATATTTCGTTCCAGTTGTTTGGATCCGTCCTACCAACGCCGTCTGTTGAGTTAAGCATAACATCAATAACTGATGATTCCTTGGTTCTAGTTGAAGCAGAGAATGGTTCGCCTCTAAGTCTCCAGGGATCTTATGCTGATGTTCAGTTCTTCATAAAGGATCCGACTGATTCAAATGCGGATGATGCGCTTCTGCTTCTACATAGTGACTTGGTTTCTAGTGGAGTCATACAGGCTGGTGATGGTCTCAAGATTTCCTACATTGATGAGAATGATGCAGACTTCTTCGATACGAATTGGTTTAATGCTCTTGAGTCACTAGAGGCTGCTGAGGCACAGATCATTGTTCCGCTTCCGAATCAGGCAATTTCCTCAATCTTTAGAGCGACTGTAAATCACTGCGAAAATATGAGTTCGGTCGCTAACCGAAAGGAAAGGGTTGCATTCATCGGAGCCCAGATGGGAGTTACTCCAGCAGCACTTATCGGAACAAGCTTAATAGCAGTTGAAGATATTGGAATTATCGAAGGAATCCAGGGAGATGACGCAGAAGAAATCCTAGACGGAGATGTAGAGGATCTTGTCAACTTCAAGTTAAGTGATAATTACACCAGCAATCGTGCAGTTTATTTCTATCCAGACACTATCGTAAGAAACGTGAATGGAACGAATGTCAATTTACATGGCTTCTATCAGGGAGCAGCAGCTGCTGGATTCTTATCCGCGAAGCAGAATGTGGCAATTCCACTAACCGATAAGGCTCTATCTGGATTCTCGCTAACAAGAGATAAGGTCTATAGTCCGACGATTCAGAATCAGCTCGGTGGAGTTGGAGCGACGTTGCTTCAGCCGATTACTGGAGGAGGAAGAGTCTTGGCCGGAAGAACGACAAGTACCTCCGGATTTATCGAGGATGAAGAGATTTCTATCATCTTTATACGAGACGCAGTAAAGAGGACTCTCAGAAATTCATTAAGACCATTTATCGGTGGAGTTCAGAGCGCAGATACGAATATTCTTATGAGCGCAAGAGTAAGAACCATTATGAATGGGCTGGTCGGTCAAGGTTTGGTTACAAGCTTTAAAAACATTAGAGTAGAGCAGGATAAGGTTGACCCAAGACAGATCAATGTCTTCCTTCAGTTTGCTCCGGCTTACCCCATTAATTATATCTTTATAGATATCGAAGTTGGCGTCATTTAATTAGGAGAACGTAATGGCAGATTACCCAAGTACAGGAACTCTATTCGACGGAAGTCCTCCCCCAGAGACGGGCGGAAGGACTCGCGCCGGATTATCGACACAGATTATTGTTTATGTAAACAATGAGCCTGTTGGCGCGATTCAGAGTTTCCAAGAGAGTCAGACAAGATCGCTCAAGCAGCTATCTGAGGTCGGAACTGATGGATTAATTGAGATAGTTCCTCAGTCTTCTGCTACGTTCAGCCTGACAATTAACCGAATAGTTTTCGATGGACTATCTCTTCCTGAGGCCTTTTCTAGAGGATTCAGAAACATTCAGTCACAGAGAATGCCGTTCGACATAGTTGTCATTGATAAGTTTACTGGAGATGGAAACAGTGCTGTGGTAACGACTTACCATAATTGCTGGTTTGCAGCTTTAGGAAAGAGCTATACTACAACTGACTATACAATTACAGAAAATGCAACCGTAAACTGTGAGCATGTATCTACTACGAGAGCCGGTGAGGCGATTGCTCTAAGTCAGGGCACACAGGGCGCTAGAGAGATTCCGGGTAGGAATATTGATAGTGTTGAAACTGCGGCAGATTCTGGCGAGCGAAGAGGAACCTTGGATTTCCCGGGACTAATCTCCGCAGCTTACTAGAATTATTTAATCTTAAAAGAAACGCCGCTCTTTTTGGGCGGCGTTTCTTTTTGTGGGTGATGTTCAAAAGATATTAAGTATTATATCAGCATAAGTGGAGTTTAAATATGGCAAAAAGATCAGGCAAGGTATTGGGAACGGAAGCAGGTTTAGCTGCAGAGAGAATGAGCGAAATGGAGAAGCTGGCAGCAGGCTCTCAAGAGGAATCTGAGGATGCTCCCAAAAAGCTAAAGCTTTCTTCTTTAAAAGATTTAATCTTTCTTGGAAAATTAACCAAAAAGGAATTGATTAATGGATTTTTGTTTGAAGTATCTACCTTAAGTATTAGCGAGCAGAAACTAATCATGAAGAATATAATGAAGTCTGAAGAGGTTGATAGACTTCTGGATATTAAGCCATTAACCATGTCTTATGCACTTAGAACTATCAATGGAGTGCCACTCGAAGACCTAAGTGATAATGAAGATTTGCCAGTTGAGCAGAGAAGGTTAAATGTAGTCCTAAATATGCAGATATCTTTGGTGGAAAGATTGCACCGAATTCATGAAGAGCTTGTTGCAGAGTCCAGCAAGGAGGTTGGGCTCGAAGAACTAAAAAAATAGCGGCGGAGCCTGTAAATAGGCTTCGTTGGAAACTCTGCAAAATCTGGAACTGCAGGTCAGACGACCCAAGGTTCCTTGAAATAACAAAAGACCAATGGTCTTGGTATGCTCAAATGCTTTATCAGGATGAGATGGATCAGTATGACTACGATCTGGGTATAACGGAGTATCTTGCTTCATTCTGGAATGCAGAAGCCGTTAAGAAGGTCCGAGATTCTAGAGAGGCAGCTGAAGATCCGAGATTCATGGACGATGAGGAATTCGAGAAGCAAATATTGAACAGAACCTTCAAGGATGACCACATAGTTCAGGCTATTAAAGAAAAGTACAAAAATACTAATTTATATGATAATGAAAGAGCTAGAGACGGAAGAAGCGTCCGTCTGCCAAAGAATTTGGCTGGGCTTCTTAACATCGCGAAAGAGAATATAGATTAAGTTATGGGCGATAAATTAAAAGAGATTACAGCGGATGCTGATGCTACGTCTAAAGCACTAACTGAAGCTGCCTCCTCTATCGAGCGTCTGTCTCGCTTAGGATCACAAACTACAAAAGAAGTAGGTGGCATAACTAATGCTTTTGGGGACCTTGAAACGTCTGCCCTAAGACTGACCTCGGCACTTAAAGGTGGAGTTACTGCGGTAACTTCAATATTATCTGCGACTCCCGCACTAGGCCCACTCTTTGAGGGCCTTGGTAAGAATATAGGGTTTAGCGTAGATGTTCTAGATACATTCATAGGAGTTGCCAGTGATGCTTTAGAGCTGGCTTTTAATCTCTTCGACGCTCCCTCGCGAGATGTGAGAAGCTTCGCTGATGGAGTTTTCGATTTAAATAAGAGGTTCGGAGGCACCATTGAACAGGCATTTGTATTTGCAGATGTAATGAAAGCCGAAACCATGAGCCCATTTGCTAGGGCACTTCATTTAACTCGTGATGAAATGATTGCATTTGCGAATGCAACCGGCAGAACAAACATAACCTTGGAACAGCAGGGAAAGATTGTAGATACAGGCATTGGTAGGACCAATTTATTGGCTGCTACGATGGCATTGGCTTCAGCGAGTAGCCTTACCGTAACGGAAGGCGCTGGCCTTCTAAACACAGCTTTAAATAAGCAGGGCAAAAGTGCTCAAGATGCTTTGGAAATAATGGGATTATTTACTGGAGTAGCCAGAGAGACCGGCCTTAGCATTGATGATGTTTCTTCTAATCTAAACAGCGCCGTTGGCAACTTCACTAAGCTTGGCATATCTGCCGACTTCGGAGTCCCACTTTTGCAGGGATTTGCCAGAGTTATGATGGATATGGGGCTCGGCATTGAAAATGCAACGGATTTAACTACCGGCTTATCTAGTGCTTTAGCCAGCCTTACCACTGATTATGCAAATGCATATATTATGTTCCAAAGAGGTGGTTTGGAGATGGGGGGAAGCGGCGGTGGTGGAGCTTTGGGCGCATCTATCGGCTTGCAGGCAGAAGTTTTGAAAGCAGATAGAACGGGTGACCAATCCAGTTTGGCTACACAGTTAGCAAAAGGAATGAGAGATACTCTCGCATCCTTTACTGGCGGAAATATAGTTACAGTTGAACAGGCAGATAAGAGTCCTGAGCTACAGACTCAGTTTTATACACAGCAGCAGTTATTGCAGAATCAGTTTGGAATAAAAGATGCTGCATCTGCAAATAGAACGCTTGAATTATTAGCCCAGATTGATGATGCAACTAGAGCTGGAGATCTTGATGCAAAAGCCTCCTTGGAAAAGCAGCTAACGCACGAGAAAGAGGGAAGAGATTTAACTCTTGATGAATTTGAGAAAGCAAATAGGCATTTGGCTGCACATTCAAACCTATTGGCCGTTATTGCCAGACCAACTCTAATGAAACAAAGAGGCGGAGCAGAGTTGCTTAGAGAAAGCTTTGTAGATCCGTCAATTGATAGGGCAGCTAAGTATGCAGAGGATGGCGTAGCAGCGTATGATAGACAGCTTACAAAGGTTCTTGCATTGGCTGGAGCTGGAGCAGATAAATTTGGTATGACAGATCCTGGCACAGATCCAAAAACCTCACCAGCAGCCGCAGGAGCAAAATCACCCAGGGCAGGCACAGCTTCATTGTCTGCGAATACTGATATCGTTGTGTTGGCGGCGGAAACGGCAGCCACAGCGGCTAGCATTGCTGCAATCAATGAGGCTGGGTTTGTAAATAAGGATGATTTTGTCGCAGCATTAGCAGCGGCTATGACACAGAGTTTAAACGACAACTTGTCTATAAAAGTCTCTCTAACGGAAGATGCCAAGCAACAGGTTGCGGTCGTTGCTAGTCTTCAGAAACAAATTCAATAGGAGCTTATAATGGCAGACCAACACAGAATCGGAAGACAAACTATAATCTTCTTTCTTCCACTAGAGATGGATGCATTTGTTAATGATCAAAACCCTTATTCCGCGTCAAAAGATGGAGAGGTTTTTTGGGATAAGAAACAAATGTACATCAATCCCCAATCTTTCGTTGTTAACGAGAAAAAGCTTGTTAAGGCAGACCTTACAAAGGGTGGCTATGTTGTTCAATATTGGGGAGAAGAGCTTCCTACAGTTCAGGTCAATGGAACTACGGGCTCTGCTGGCATAGAGGGGATAAATGTTCTTAGAGATATTTATCGACACGAGCAAATACAGTTTAGAAGGATTCTGTTACGACGACAGCGAGAAATGGCAGAGGCTGCAGCACAAGACGCAAAAGACGCCGCCAATAGTTTGACAAAAAGAGACGATGCATTCGGATCTTTTTCTAATGTATCAGATTTATTAACAGGTGGAGCCTTTACGCAGATTGTTGATGGAGTTTCTAACTCTATAGACTTGATTTTCGGAACAGAAGTCGGTGCCAGACTTGGAAGGCCCGGCGTATTTGAGAGTGTGGCGACTCTTGCTGCTTTCGCTACGAATATAGATATGTATTATCAGGGAGAATTTTTTAGAGGATATTTCTCTAATTTTACAACGACAGAATCTGCTACTCAGCCTGGACTATTTGATTATACTTTTGGATTTACAATCACAAGAAGAACCGGCAAGAGGTCTAACTTCATGCCCTGGCATAGAAGTCCTACCGGATTTGATAACGAAACAACAATAAGTTTGGGCACAACAGAATCCAAAGGACAAGGCTCCGGAGTTGAAGGACTATCTTTTCCTCCTATAGATTCTGGTAATAATATAGGAGGCGGAAACCTTGTCATTGATGAAAATAACTCAGTAGGCCCTGCGGGACATACCTCTTCAAGCTTTGACGATCAACCTGTAGTGGAGGAGGCTCCGAACTCTGTTCCGATCAAAAGAAGAGGCTCTTTCTAAGGCGGAATTAGTAAAATACTATTATGGCTCATAAAACATTAAAGGCAAATATATCAGCTACCTTATTGAAGGCTGCTTCCGATATTATGGGAGGAACTCACCCTGCTCATGTGGACTTGAGCGGCGGGAATAATCCGTCTCTTGTGAATACTGGTGCTTCTATCTTTTTTGATCAAGATCACTCCGCATCAATAACCCCAGACACACGAAACATTATAGCAATGTCCCCCGATGCCACTATTTTGGTTAAGAAGAAGGTTTTTTCATCATTTAGCGGGATCAATGATATCAGGTATATTGATAAAACAGAAAAGATGTTGCTCCGAGCGACAAAAGCTCTTTTTGCATACAAGGTTCAGCAGATAAGGGCATATGAGAGCCTGACTAAGTTCGAAAACTTTTTCTCTGATAACCACATGTACAGCGTGAACCTTCTTTCTTCTCTTTTGAAAGAGGGAGCCTTTCTTGACACAGATAAGCTTGGAAAAACTAAAGAAGAATATATATCAGAGAGATTAGAGGTTTGGCTAGGAAGGGATATGTCCCCCACGTCTTTCGATACCACGACACAAAATTTTGAAGACTTTTCTGCCGGAAGTGAGTCCTTGGCCACATTCGATATTGCCTCTGGATCCTTTGTAACTGACCCAGACAAAAACAGAATCATCACCAATGGCGAGTATTTAAAAAATATTCCATCTTCTCAAGCTCGGGCGATACTATCAAGTAAGCGATCAGAATTTGGAGCAGACTATGATGGTTACTCAGGCTCATCTTCTATCTCCGGAAGTGCAAACGAAGCACTTAGGGATTCCTTATCGCCTCAAGGTGGATTGTCTGGAGATCCCCTCAAGGATTTCTTTAACGACCTGGGAGATTTAGTCTCTTATGGATCGGCTTCTGAAAACTATGATAAGATAAATGAGGATATTGCGTCTGTTCTTAAGCGAAATGCTTTTTCTACAGATAGCCAGCTGACTAGATGGATTGTAGATCCTGATAGTCCGGACAATTACACTCTTGGGCCTGGAACTGGAGTTATTGAGTTGGCTTTGTTTAATAGCTTTTCTACAAATGTTAATTATGACTCTAATCCGTCTAACGCAAGCTTTAATTTGGTGTATCCGTATAGAGTCGGAACGATATTGGAGGCTGACATCGAAGCTGCTGTACAAGAGGCTTTGTATGGAACATTAGGGATTATGTCAGAGCTGTTAAGTGGAGGACTTGGGTCTGAGGGAATGTCCGGAACCTTGCCACAGCTTGATGCATCATCCGCTATCTCTTCGGCCCTTGAGCTTGGCGGTCTTGGCTCTGCAGATGGATCTCTAGATACAGATTATATTAGAGAAAGACTCAGAACCTTTTATCTGGGAAAGAATTTTATTAATGCATCAGACCCTGTTCACTTCTATATAAGGGGAAATAGAACGTTCTCTGATTACACGGAATCTGGGTCAGCTTACTCTGAGGAGATAAGTGAATCACCATTTGATGATGAATTTTTAGATATAGATAATTCTATTTTAAAGGCCGAGTATCTTCTTTACACAAATCAAAAGATGTCGATGGATCAGTATCGAGAGTTGCGCCGCAGACAGGACAATTCATTCGGAATGATTCATGTTTTCGGTGGATTTGTAACTTCTGTTTCAGAGAGTTATTCTGGAGGCTTCCACAATCTAAACGTATCTTGTACAGATAATATGTCTTGGTTAAAATGGAGCAGATTCGCAGTTCAGCCCGCCCTAAGCGATCCGAAAGGCGTTTTGGAAGATCCGCTAACCCCTTATGATTTCTCAAGAGATGATCAAGGCGCTATAATCCCAGGGTCTAGAGAGCTTCTATACGAAAACAAACAACTTCTTCAGACTGGAATGTTAAGCTATGACTCTGGACTATTTGCTGGACAGAATGCTTCTGAGGGGAACTTGCTGCAGGGACAGTATAACGGAGTGGGTTCCCTTCGTGGCAAGAAGGTAATGCAGCATCCGAGTGGATTCATTTATAGATGGAAAACCGGAATTATAACGGCTACTGCCGGATTCCAGGCTGCAGATTCCACCGGAGAGAGACAAGATAATATTGATTCAGCTCAAAGATATCAGGTAACTGTAACTAATAATGTTCTAAACAACTTGGATATTCCAAATATTTTAAGCATATTAATTGTGGGCCAGCCATATAACATAGAGAGCTTTATTGAGCAGGCGCTGGTGGCTCACAACAAGAGAGACAAGTCTACTAGGCTTAGCCCGCTAGATCCTCTCACTGGTGTTCTAGATACTGTTAGAAAGCAGAACAATTATTATGGCAATTTTCAGCCTTATCGAATGCTAACTATGAGTTCTGCCACAACAGAGCAGATGCTTAATAACGCTGGACGTAGAGATATAGCGAATAATAACATCAGAAGCTTACAGGATAGAAAAGTTCTCTTAAGAAAGAAGATAGCAGATATATCAGGAAACGCTGCAGTGACCCCTCAGGAAAATGTTTTCATATCGACTCTTTCTTCGGAAATAGAGGCCATTGACGGAGCTATTCGGAACCAAATTAAGGTTGGAACGACCTCTCCAAACGCCGTGACTACAAAAGATAAGGTTGGCATCCAAATAAGTCTATCTGGGGCGACAAATCTTCCACTTTCTGGTGATGACGAAGAGAATAATGATGTGACTAGAGCCATGATGCTTGTTGGGTCTCAGAGAAAAATAGAAGATGTAAGATTAAACAGGGACAGAAACCTCTTTATGGTATCTGATCAGTACGATTCTGCAGACATTAGGCCCTTCATTTTGAGTCTAAACACAAGCGGATGGAACCTGTTTGATGGACTCTTTAAGGATTCTTGGCAGCTTTGCAACGAAGCCTCTAATTATCTAGACTTAGAATTCTTCTGTAATTCTCAGGGACATCTAGAGTTTCGGCCGCCGCCGTGGAATAGAATCCCTCTTAGCATATTGAAGGAGTCTATTAAAAAGCAGACGAAAGAAAATAAGAATATGATTCCAAGGTTTGTAACTGATTTATTTCAAACCAGAATTGAAGGAATCTATCTCCAGATTCATACTTTAAATCTGAAGATAGCGCTAATTTCCCTTCTTCTTGGTAAATATCCTGATAGAAATCTGATTCCCAATATGAAACTTGGAGGCGCAGCGTCTCTTCCATTCTTTGGGATCATTAAAAATGATCCCAATGCCCCCTCTGGCGTATTTAATCAGGCCAACCGGCCTGAATCAGGAAAAGGTTCTGCACAAACAAAGGCCCTTTCTCTCTTTTCAACAAACAGCCCCACTGCTGGGCCGCTTAGTACGCGAGATCCAAACGAAAATGGACTAGAATTAGGCGCAAGTTTTCAGCAGAAGGGAGACGTTTTAGGCGGCAATACAGATAAGATTTTAGGAATTTTTGATCCGATAGTTCAGGAGCAGCTAAACATAGTAAATGACCTACAAACTCAGGTTGGTGGTAACTCTGGCTCACCCGCCGTACAATTTACCGCATCTGATTTAAATAATATTAGAAACTCGTTTAAAAAGCAATTTGGTCGTGATCCAGCAACAGGTATTATTGCCGCTGGTGATTCTTTTGAAGATAAGCATTTTACATACAACATTTCTGAGTCATCAGAAAGAAGCGGAGCTATATTCTCAAATGACGGACTACTTGCAAAGCTTAAAAGTGCTATCTCCAATAGAGATAGTTTTGTCTCTATGCTCCAGGCAAATTTGGCGAAGCAGCGTGAGCTTGGCGAGATAGAAACCTTCTTGCAGACTGGGGAAGAGCCTGGAGATATCGAACTTAACATAAATGACAAGGTTGTAGACTTCTTGGAACGAAGCGCAAATGCTCTTCAGACAAGTTCTGATATTTTGACAGGAAAGATGTCAGAGGGCTCCATCTATGATCATCTAATAGAAGACGATACGCGGAATCTCTTGGGATATGGCTCTGGTAAGAGATTCATACTGAAAGATGAATATATTATAAGCGCAAACTTCTCTGAAAATCCTCCGGAGTTTACAAGGCTTGATATCAAGGGCGATGCACCGCTTATCGGAGACGGTTTAAACAGAGGATTTGAAGGCTTATACTTTTGGGCTGGAGCAACAGACTTTGATTTGTGGAGACAGTATGGATACAAGCCTTCGCTGCAATCTCTCCCCTTCATAAGTGATGCGAAAGGGCAGGCAAAGCCGTATGCCATATTAAAGCTTGGAATGCAAAAGTTTGCTATCAATATGGGCTCTGTAACCATTGCTGGAAATGAATTTTATCAGCCGGGCGACACAGTATTTGTTCCAAGCAAGGGGCTTCTTTATTATGTGAAGAGTGTTTCCCATACCTTTAATTTTGGAAGTTCTTTTTCGACCAAATTAGACCTAGAGTATGGTCATCCAGCTGGAGACTATATTCCTGGCCCGCTAGACATCATTGGGCAACAAATGGTTTCTAATTTCTTAGAAGATCCCTCCTTGATATACAGATCTAGTGAGACTGATGATAATTATCGTCCGTTAAATCCAGATTCGTCAATTGTGTTTCCATCTAGCGATGCAAGCAAGGCTAAATTGTTGGCATTTAATGATAATCAGGTCAGATTTACAAATATGATGCTTGATTTGACCGGAGGCTTGTCTGGAAGCAATTATGTTTTGATTAGAGGCTTTGCCTTGGACGAAGAAGACTCGGCTGGTATAGAAGAGGCTAAGCAGAAGATGGCGACGATAAGAGCCTTGCTTGAATCCCCCGCTCAAATTGCACAAAGTAATCCATTTTCCGGAGGAGATGATCTACTTGAGGGAACGAGAACTACCAAGCCTATGGTTCTTCCCAACAGCATTCCTGTTACAAAGATTTCTCCAAAAAAGATTATTGAGCAAGTCTCCTTCTTTAAGAAGACGGATAAGAATTCAATTGGACAAATTCAATGCTTAGACAGACACCTCCTTTCTGCTCTCAAGCATGACCAGCAGCTGGATACACTATCTGATGATCAAGCGATAGGAATTTTTCCGAAGGGAGGCCCGAGTCAGGGTGGCTGGCTAGATATTAGAGAAGAGGTTACTGCTTTTAGTTTTACAAGAGAGTATAAGACCAGTATCGTAGAGGTTGGAATAATAAATATTCCATCAAATTTGCTTAATAAGCCGGTTATATAATATGAGTGGTATATCCGTAGAGGCCGTCGAAGGCCAGCTTACAAACTTCAAAGTATTTGAAGCTCTTATTAAAGATATTGATTTGATAACTGGTGATCTTATCATCAGTACGGATCCAACAAATAGTGTCGATCCTTACGTTATTCCTCCTGTTTATTATGGAGGAATCAGTGATGCCGGCATATACCAGCATCCTGAGATAGGAGATACCGTCCTATGTACCAGGGTTTACCCTGGCGGAAAGGGGATTATTCAAGCTCTAAGGGTCATTCCGAAGGTAGATAGAGATGCAGCTTCGTCCGGCAGGCAGCCATCTCGCAATGCGCTTGCCGGAAGATCAGACTATCCAATTAAAAACATGAAAACTGGTGAGATTAAAGTCATCGGTGGTGGTGGTTCTGAGATATATCTTATGGGGTCTGGAGGTTCTGGGTCTGGAATATTCTTAGGAAACGAACTCAGCAATGGCTTATTCGTACAGAAGACAGACTCTACTAAAACGAACACGACAATGGTATCTGACTCTATTCAGCTAGTCAGCACTGCTCACAGAATATCCTCAAGAGACGTAGTTAGGGTTCCATCTGGATTTACTCAAAAAAGTGGCGTTGCCGATGTTGGAAGTGATCTCTTAACCTACAATTTAGATTACGGAATGACCAAAGGAATCTATCCAGGGTTTAGGGCGTCTCCAGTCAGCTTATTTGGCGGAAAAAGGAATCCTGCGTTATCTGAATATCGGCTTGTCATTAACGAAATATCTGAGCTAGACTTTTTTAGAGGTTGGGATGTAGAGGCGGGGCTCGTCAGAGCTGATAAGGTTTCTAAGTTCTCATCTGACAAAGAGATTAGATCTATTTCTCAAGAAAATGCTCTTCATTTGGCTCCTCACCAGCTTATAGAGGTGATTGCAGGAAACGTTGTTAATGCAAGAGGAGAATCTTTGGATCCAAACTATGGTCGGGTTGTAATTGGAAACTCTACTGGCCATCCTGGCGGATCTAATTTTGCCCTAGCATACGAAGAGGGAAGGCTTAAGTCCAGACGAGGACTTGGATATCATTTCCAGATGTCAACAAACACTCTTTCTGATGAAATTTCAAATAATCAAGATAACTTTATCTTTTCGATTGATAAAGAAGGCACTTTAAAGGTAAATGTTCCTGCAACTTCAGATACCGGAAATATTCCGTATCCTAACTTCGCAGAGTTTTACTCTGATTCTTCTGATAAAATAGAAACAACATATGAGTTCAGAAAAGAAGAAAAAATTCCAATTACGCTTAGAGATGCAGAGAGCGGAGTTCTTTTGCCAGCTGAATCTGCAGCTGACGCAATCTCGGGAGAAGAAGACGGAATAACTAGATTTACTGGAATTAGATATTCCAACGATGATGATTATTTCCAAGGATTAGGCTCTCAGACTGCTGCAGAGCCCGAAAGTATACGCGTAAATCCGACAAAACATCATAATATCTATGCTGCTGCAGAAATGCTCATTGCCAATACTATAAATGAGGTTCTGATTCCATTTCAGAATGCAAAATGCACTGGATATATTCCTGGAAACTCGATTAATAAATCCTTTGAGCGAGTCTCAGAGACGTTTGATTTAGACGGAGAGGACTCGACACAGGTTAATTATATGGCGGCAGTAGGAGTGTCTCCTGGCCCTCCAGCCGTAGATCCTGGCGGTGGAGTCTTCGTTGCGGGACAAGATTTTACACAAGAATTTAATGAGAATGATGATAGGGTAAATATTCCATATACTAACTCGTTTTCTGTAAGTAAGAACGAGCAAGGAGAGTTTGTTTCAACGAATATTGACAGTTCGGGAGAGGAAAGAAAGGCTCCAGGCGGAAAGAGCGCAAACTTAAATTTTGAAGGCTCAATGGAAGTTTCTGTAGGTGCAGACAATAATGATCGCAAAAGCATTCTCTTGGATGCCGCAGGAAGTATGATTGCTTGGTTTGGGAAGGATAAAAATAACAGAAGTCTAGTTGTGCAGACAGATGGTGATGCTTTATTCAACATTGGAGGTACCAGTGGCGATCAGTTTAATGAAGGACGATTCGAACTAAGAGTAAACGTAAACCACAAAGGATTCTTAGGGGAAGACACGGATGAAACAAATGCTTCGGACTATATAATTTCTATAAGCAAAAAAGGGCTGGTTATTGCCGGAATGAATACCGGAAGTCCTATGGTAATTAGAAATGATGGAGATATAGCTCTCGAAAGTACCTCTAAGTTGATTTTAGCAGGCCAGAGCGTTGAGGTTAGAGAGGGAAATATGCCTCCAAGAAAGACTTATAAGGATCCGGTATCCTCAGATACTCCAGACGCAACAATAGAGGGAGTTCCGAGCCAAATTCAGTGCCTTTTAGATTCTCTTGATGAGTAAATATATTATTAAAAGTATCATAGACTTAGGATTATAATGGCTAACTCTTCAAAAATTTTAATTGACCTAATCGGCCCTATAAATGAGGCAGAAGATTCTGCAAAAATAAGCATTAATTGCTTAGAGGAAGATGACTCAACAAATAAGGCGGGATTAGAGTCTGCTTCGTATAATGTTTTGTTCCCAAAGGCTTCACAGTCAACTGCGGGAGCAGGAGATGTAGTCCCTCTTATAGGCGGTTCTATTCTAAAGGTTTCTCTTGGAAGTGAAATAACTGCATTAGAGCCAGCAAAATTAGGACGATATGATGCGTCAATTAAGACGCTAGCTAAATATGTAAAAGGAATTAGTGTTGTAGCTCGTGATAGCGGAACACAGAAATTAACAGAGTTAGTTGCAGCTAGAGTTAATATAAATAAAACTCTTGAGAATATGCCGAATATAACAACGGCTCTTAATTCTAATGGAATTCCGACTGTTTATTTTAGTAGCCTAAGAAGCTCAATTAGCACTACTTCGGATATCAACAAATCTATTGATAGAAGCGGGAAAGCTCGACTTTCTTCAATCTCAAAGGTTGGTGGATTGAAATTTATTCCATTTGAAAAAATTCAGTCTATTTTAAATGCACTAACCTTTGATGAGTCAGACTTTGAGAACGAAGATTTTGGGCTAAGTAATTATGTTGGATTATCTGGATTAACCTTTAGAGAGCTTAGAATTCTAAGTAAGAATCTCCCGGCTGATAATGAAGGAATTTCTCAAATCTTACTAGACTTGCTTCCCATCTTCCATGTTGAAGAAAAGTTTTTAGAAGGAAAGAAATCACAGGGAGTAATCGGATATTGCACAGCGATAGGCGAAGATTTATATATTAAAACGCCCGATTTATCTGGAAGAAATAGTTCAGGTTTGTTTGAGTTAGGCGTAGACGACGATGGCAATAAGCTTCACTTCTGTCTAGAGCTTGTTAACAAACAAACGAAGGATTATAAGGCTATTGCATTCGAATATGCTGCTCCGCCTGATGTTAGGGTGGCCGAAGCCGAAGTAAGCTATTCTCTTTTTGAAGCTCCTATTTCTATCTCCCTAGATAAGGATGGACATGATTCTTCATATAAATATTTTTTATCTCCAATTATTGTTCCACAACAAGACTCCTCTGCTCCAAAGGGGTTTGTAAAAACCTTAGATGCAATAGAGATGTTTACTGCTCCAATTCTTTCTTATCCATATTTTAATCCGGAAAGTTCGAGTCTTAAACCCATCATAGATTTTGATAAGAAAGAAGAAGAAATAGATAGCATATTTGATGATTTAAATTCTTATCTTAGCTCTTTCTCCACTATTCCATTTGTAAACCCAACTTCTATTTTCTCAAAGAAAGAGCTTGGCATTCCGCTATCTGTAGCATCATATTCTATTGGAACAGCAAACCTCGCAGATTTTCTTGGAGAAAAAAACAGACCAGAGATGATAATGGGCTCCAGATCATCATCCAAAGCAACCTATGTTATAAATGATAGAAAATGGTTTAATGACAAAATTTGTTCAGCAAAAAATTTAATGTCATTTGTTTGTCCCAATATACTATTAGATATTGACAAGCAAATTCCAGATAATTGGATTCCACTGGAGGCTACCGAATCGGTAGGCGAAAATAATTTTATTGATTTATTTATCCCATTTAATTTTGCCGGATTAGAGAAGCGAGGACTGAGTGGATACAGCCCAAGCGTAGAACATCAATTTGCGCTTTATGCCGTAGACAGATATGGGCAAATAGTTAGAGTATCTGGAGAAAACATTGTAGTCTCTCCGCAGGTTAGTATACTTAAGAGTATAACTCCAGATGGGTTTTTTGATAGTAGGGAGGTTTTATCTATATCTTCAGATATAGAGAACATTACTATCAATATGGGCGATGAAATTTCAGGCGCTTCAATAAGGATTTTTTCTGATGAAGAAGCTGCTTCTGAAATATCATTTGCAAACATAACAGTAGATTCCCAGGGGCCAAATGTTATACTTAGCTCTTCTAACGCTGATACGTTAATTAAGAATCTATTTGGAACTCTTATTGGCACTTTCTATCTTCAAGTTATTACAAGTACCGGAGCGGGCAGCAGCAATCTTTTACCAATAAGAATATCAGATGATAGCGTTACTATTTCTGAACTTATTGAAGGACCTGAAGATAAAATAGAATTCACAGATCCCCTAGGATTAAAAGCTCCTCGTTTTGGAGCAGAAATAGACTCAATTCCATTGTTAATGGATGGGCAAACAAACGCTGAAATAATATTAAAGTATAACGAGCCGGTTTTTAGAGATAGCCTGCCTTTATATGGATATATTGCGATACTTGAAAACAGTGGCGATGACAACAATGATAACCTGGATATATTAAAAGAGGATATAGGCTGGGAAGTTGAAACACCTTCAACATCTTCTCTTGTAAGAGTTAGCCTGCCCAATCCTGATTTAAATCTTATTGTTCCCACAAAATTTGAATACGTGCTTGGAACAGATGATTTTGCCAAAATTAACAACAGAAAGGTAAAACTTAAGTTTCCTGGGCCCGGATCAAAACTAAATATAAGTAGATTCAACCAATTAGTTGGTGAAGATGGAAAGCATAAAGCTTATATAGTTTTAACTAACCACAAAATAGATGATGGTACCAGCTTTCTGTTGCCAGATAATTATGCTATAATTCCGCTTGGATCAAGTGGAGCTAAAGGGAGCAAGCCCGCGTTCATCAACCCTCCTTACGTGAGTGGGTTGGCAATGAAGCTGACTAATCCTGGGGTTGGAAACAGTAAGTCATTCTCAAATGTGAGTCGCTCAGCCATTAAACCCCTTGAAGAGTATATAAACGAAATAGATATTAGTGATGAATTTGAAGACGAATATGAACTCAGAACAAATGATAGGATTGCTCGCCTAGCAGTAATATTCGAAGGATTTAGTGATGAGCCAAGAATATCAAGATCGTATAGCCTTTCTATAGGTTCTGAGAAGATACGAAATAAAAGATTCGGACTTATCCGAGGGGACGACAATAGGCTTGTTGCAAATTACAGAAATATAACCGGAATTACAGATACTGGATTTCTTGATATTGTAGTTACGAAAAAAGACAGAAGATTTAATGTTACTTATGATTCTGTTGTATATAATCGTCTCACTGTTGATTTTGCAGGAGATGAGATAGTTGATGGCTCTATTGTCAACGTTGACGACTCATCTCCTGAAGAGGGAACTTTGGCAAGTAAGGCAAATAAGCTTATTCCAAGGATTAATGACAATAGAATAGTTCCTCTTCCTAATATTTTTCCAGCAAATATTGGATTGTCACAGATTCCTTTGAGAGCTGGATCTTATTCCGATGAGATAGAGGCTTCTGATCCATTATCTTATCTTAAGTTTCCAAATCCAATAAAGATCTTCCCAAGTGTTGACCTAATCTTTGGAGCCAGCATAGAAGATCAAGTCTATGGAATGTTTCTTTCAGACTATGGTCCCAATTCTGAAGAGTTGAACCAGTTTGGAGAGATAGTAAAGATAAATACGAGCGGTACTTCGGAAGCTCTTCTGTCTGTTTCAGATGTGGCCAATGGTGTGGACAGGATAAGAGAGCAGGGCGAGAAGCAACTTGCTGCGCTAAATGAGCAAAAAACAGAACTTCAAGATCTTAAGGATAATCCTGAAGATTTAACCCCAGATCGGCTTCAGGAGATTAACGAAGAAATCCAAGCCATAGAGGAGAAAGAGCAGGCATATAATGATGCTCTTGTCGCTGCTGACGAAGCCGTCCAGAGCGGCACGGAGGCGGAGCAAGAGGACGCGGCGGCTGCTGCTGCCAGTGGCGCCGGAGAGGTGGTGCTCGGGGGCGTAGGCGAGGCTACAGAGGCTGCAAATACGGCTCTCGGGTTGCTGGAAGACGGGCTAGCTCTAATACAGACCCTGACTGACAAGCTCTCAAGTCTCGCTGGTCTTGCGGGGCAGATTGCAAGTGGTGCCACGCAGAGTGCGTCAGCTATGGGCCAGAGAGAAAGCGATTTTAATAGAGTTAATATTAAGAATATCTTTATAGACAAAGAGTCTTCTATTCCGACTTCTTTTATAGATATAACAGATGACAATACAAGTTCTAAACTGGTTCTTACGTTTAAGTTTGGTCAAACTTCTTCAATTAAATTTAATGTTCCAGAGATTATAAGAATAGACTCTAACAATAAGAAGTATGGCCCCGGCGAAGATTCTTCATTTTCTGACTTCTCAGTGAAATCTGGACAGGTATTCTATATTGTCGCTGGAGGCTCGACACGAGACACAAAGGTGGAGCTTGGTGGTAGAAGAATAAAGATTCTCAATATTGTTCCGGAGAGTATATACTTAAAGTTCAAAGTAAAGGCCCCAGAGCTATCAAAAACCTCCACTTATGGTGCAGATCCGTGTATTTCGCTGTCATTAACAAATTCTAATGATAATTATATGCAGATCGCTAGACAGTTGGGGAATGATGTCGCTATAGACTTGGAAGGCAAGGTTGACAACAGCATCGAGGGTGGTGCGAGAAACAAAAGGGGTTCCCCTGCTGATCTTAAGGAAAAACTTGAAGAAAGATATTTGAAATTTACATCTGTAACTTTAGATAAGGCAAATGTTCCAAAAGAAATGATTCAAAGCTTTTGCGATATGTCATTCCACCTAACTGCAGAGTTGACTCTTCAGCTTAGAAATTTTAAAGTTCTACTTGTTCCAATTAAGGTAATCTTCTGCATCATAGATGTTATATGTGCCTTGCTAAATCCGGTAGCTCTTGTTTTTGCAATAATCAGACTTTTCTTATGCTTATATGACTTGATTCTACTACTTCCTCAGCTCTCGGTCCCAGCAATGCTGTTGGCTTTGGTCTTGCATGTTATCGAGCTGCTTCTTTGTATTATAATAAAGGTGCTTAGCATCGTTAATGCTATAAACGAAGTATCTACTGCGATCCAGGGAGCTATAGAGCAGAAGAATTATGCTGCAATCATAACTCTGGAAGAAACGATCAACGAGCATTTGGCCAGTCTTGAAGCTGATTTGACAGTTTTGGATCCAATTCTCAACGTATTGGCTTTGTTCTTAGAGCTTTTGCAGATGACTTTTGCATTCCCGTGTCAGATTAAGACGGACGATGACGAAGAGTCCTGTATTGATCCCTCGCAGCTCGCTGGATTAATTATGAGCAAGGTTGTTCCTGCTGGGCAGATAGTTCCGGACGCACTGCTTCCTATGGCTCAGACATATACAATTCTTCCGATTGATGAAGTTGGTTCCTTCGGAAATACTCCTCCTACCTCAAATGACAATGGACTCTTTATAACAAATAACCTTGGACAACCGGCTGGCTCAGATATTCTCAAAGAAGTAACAGAGCAGTCGTCTTCTACTGAGGTTGTTTCGGACAATACTGGATTCGGAGGAAGACCTCTTCCTGGCATAAGAAATAGCCTTACTGGAGAGAGTATCTTAATTGAAGAGGGAGGCTATTTTGAGGGAGATTTAGATGATAATGGCCAACACGAGAATGTTGACTATAGAAATTTAAGATTTACTGGTGGCGATTTTGATGGTACATTTGGCCTTTCATTTACTAGGTCTACAAAAGAATTTGCTATATTTACTGGACCAGATCCTAGAATGGTCAGATTCCAATTTAATGAAAGAGGAAAGACTGATCCACTTGCATTTATTCCATTTTTAGCTCCATTCTTTAATAAGAAGAATATAGATGAGCTGCAGACGCTTGATTCTCCTCCCGGATTCTTAATCCCAGACGGAAAGAGTCTGGTTATATCAGATGATATAGCTTCTGTCGGATTTACATCACCAATTGACGGCGCTTCTGACATTGGCTTAACTGGGGGATTCTTTTTAAGCCAAGGAGCAGATGCCATTGGGGGCGCAAAGACTTATCAGCCGAAGCCTTTGACTGTCACTTTTGAGCTACAAGAGCCTGGGATAAATCCCGATACGTTGACCGCAGAATTTACTCCAATTGAAGTAACCAAAACATTTGGATCGATTCCCATGATTGCTTTGATAGATGATGAGTTTAATATCTATTTTGTCGAAGAGGCCGGCGGCGGGCAGGGCGGCATTGTCGTTGAGGAAAGAAACGGAATTCCCGTGATAACCTCTATTCATGCAAAGATGATGAACTTCCCAACTGCTCCAAAGAAAAAGTTTTCAAAAGAAAATAAAGAAACCTATAGATCATTCTCTGAATTGCTTCCAACGGGAACACAAGCTGGGGTCTTGGCGGGCTTAGAGACAACGTATGGCGTTCCGGCTGGACAAATAATAGTTTGGCAACAGGCCAATGAAAATGCAGATGTTGCAGGGACTCCTCATCCATTTGAATTTTACCCAGGAACAACTGATGCAGTTGGTGCCCACGACTATGTTGGTGGCACGCCGGGCGATATAGATGATATATCAAAAGCCGCTAATGTAATTAACGTTTTTGATTTCCCAAGGCTCTATATCGTAGACATGCGACAATTGTCAGATGATATTGCCGCAGCGTGTGGAGCCTCAGGGCCTACGGAACTTCTTCTTGATCTCCCAGGGTTTGTGGAGCCAGATAAAATAGAAGATAGCATCGATACGCTTACTGACTGTCTTGAGGCATTTTTGAATTATTTCAATAGCACAGCGGTAGACGCCAGTGGAGTTCCAGTTGGCATAATTCCAAGCATCAGACAGTCACTAGAGCTTGGCAATGTTCCAGCTCAAATTCCGGTTCAGGATGTTATAGCTCAATATAACACTCTGAAAGAGTGTTATGAGGGAGAAATAGATAATGTCTGCGGTTTCGTGATTAATCCTCTAAATACTTCTTTTAAAATTGAAAATGATGATGATGAAACTCCGCTGGCAGAATTTGTAGATCCAGAACAAGAAGGCCTTTCTGACCTGATCGGATTCGATATAGTTGATGAGCTAGAATTTGATGAAGAACTTGCTGGATTCCCAAAGATTACTGGAGCTATGGAGTATGCGTCTGGAATAGGAGACTCTGCTATAGTAGAAGTTGGAAGCAAGGCCATTGTAAGAATAATCCCAAGAGATTGTTACGACGATATTCTTTCTCCGGCTCTTGATCTTACCGAATCTATTAAAATAGACTTCTTAAAAGACGAAACAGGTGGAGCCGAATTGGTTGCCGCAACCTCCGAAGACCCCTCTGAAATCTTTGAAAAGATTGGTGGAGAATATACTTTCGCAGTGGTAGCTCCTGCCGCAGGAAAAGTCCAGATTAGAGCAACTATTTGTACAACGATTGTTCAGGCCGTTACTGATCGCGGAATAGTTGATCCAAGAGTAGATTCTAAGGCGGTAGAAGTGGATTGTGTAGACGATGCGGCAGCAACTGTAGTGGATGATACCGAAATATTTGCTCCCGGTGCGTTATCGAAGGTTGACAGAATCTTGACCATTCTCTTTGTTCCAGCAATTAATACTTCTGGGTATGGAGATGAAGATCGAGATAATAGCGCTAAGTCAGCTAAGCCTTCTCCGCAAACCTTCGGAACGAAGTTAGAGAATTAAAATGTCAGATGCCTTAAGAACAATTCAGGACCTAATCAATACCGCTACTTCTGATGGAAGAATAAGCGATGGAACATTCCTGGGGGAAGCCCTGAATAGTGCTATCGGAGCGTTAGAAGGAAGATATAATGTAAGCTCATTTCTTCAGGAGGCAAAAGGTGATGAGTATCTAAAGATGTTTTCTGAAATAAATGAAAACTTTGGAACTTTATTTGCCGAGCTAAATAGAATCAGATCATCTTTTCTTCCTTTTGAGCTAGCAAAAGAAGTTCCAGATCAAGCTGGAAACAATATTAGTTTCAACGAAATAGTTGATTCAGAATCAGTATTAGAGTCATATGAGAATGCTTTTTTTAGAATGTTAGGAATGCCTTCTTCTCTAAATATTCAGGATAATGCCAAACTAACCTATGTTACAACTGGTGGAATTAAAAATAAGACCGGATTAGATAAAGACCAATATACATTTAGCATTTTAGATGCAAGGCAGCTTGATCGAGCTAGTAGGCCGGTGGTTAACGGTGATGAGGTTTATAATCTCACAAAGGCTAGTGATCCTTACTTAAGTTTAATCAATTCAGGATTTGAGGATCTCGACATATTAAAAGAGATTATTCTCGATTTGAAAACTTTAAAAAATACAGATAATCCTTCAACAGTTGAGGCTAGTGGCTTGGCTCAAGTAATTGTTGCAAAAACAAGTCAAAGTTCTAAGGAAAAAGATGATTCTGGCCAAGATCATATTGATCTTCTTTCTGAGCTGGCATCAAACTTTGGCCCAGTAGCCGCCGTTATTGGTGGAAAGATTATTAATATAGATCTTATTATAAAGGAAATGTTGAGAGAAGTTCTCTTATCTCTAGAGCCATCAATCCCTATAACTGAAGATGTTCTATCTACTCTTTATAATAGTGAAATTCTAGGCCAGATAGATCTAAGCGTGAGACGACTAGATTTGGCAGATAATTTCTGGAAATATCATTATTTGCTGTTTCCACCAATACAGGACGAGAGAATTGAAAAATGTATCAATGAAAGTGGAAAGATAGTCGCAGAGCCATTTCTGCCGAAAGCCCTAAGAACTATTAATACAGATGAAATGAAGTCAACACTATTGGAGGCTGTTATAAGGATTAGGTTAGATGTAATTTCCGGCACAACCGCCACCTATCCTAGCGATTTATCTCAAGCTCCAATTTCTATTGGCTCTTTATCTAAGAACATCACCTATGAGGGTATAAAAAATCAACTTGGACTTCTTGAGGCTCTACTAATTGCCAGATTGTTTACAGCATTGTACGGAATGGCGCTAGATATTAAGAGCAAAGTAAAGTCTATGCATATTGTACAGTCAAAAGTCGGTATGACACCGAGCCCCCAGGAAGAGACAGAAACAATAGCGGCAACCCAAATAGAGGTAGAGGTCGAAAGTGATGATAGGGCTCAATTTAGACTGATTAAGACTGTAGAGGACTCCATATTCTTGCTATTGGGCGAGAATACTTCTCCTGAGGTTCTAGATTTGCAAGAAGGGACATCGAGATCTTCTGCGATAAGAGACGCACATCTTATGAGCGCAGTTTTGGCGGCTGTAGATATTCCGAGAAGATGGGCTTCATCAAAAATAGCAGATATAGATACCCGTAACGCTAGGGCTGCAGACAAAGGTGATGCATCAAGGGCGGCAGTGGCCAGTAAGCTTGGGATTACAAAAGGAGTTGGAGCTATAGATGTTTTGGCCTTTATTATTGCGTTCTTTTCTGTGCCGGAAGATACTTTGTTATCTTTGTTAAATAACCAACAATTTGACTACATGAAGGCAGATTTCCCCGATGGATTCTTTGATGGGTTTGAATTAGAGCTGAATATCTCTGATGCCGTACAAAAGGTTGCAGATGCTGCCTTCGATGCATACGAACTTGTTAGGCTTGTTATTTCCAGTGAAGATTCAGGGTTATTTATCTATAGCGACTAATGTTTCCTTGTTGTGAGACCCCTCTCCGTTTAAATATTTCTATTATTTTTATAACAAAATAGGGAGCTTAAGGAAGTAATATGTCTTTTGATTTAAGGTTAGAAAATGGAGATTTGAAAATAAACGCAGATGGTACTCTATCTACGGTTACTGGAAATTCAAAATTAAGACAAGATATTCTAAAGATATTACTCACTGACCTTGGAGACAATAAGTTTCATCCAAAATATGGAAGTCATGTTGGAAAGCTCCAAATCGGAACTCACGCCGACGAAAAGATTGCATCTTTAGATATAGAGTCATCTGCACGAGCCGCGCTCAGAAATCTTATGTCTCTTCAGAGATCTCAATCTAGAAGGCAGGCTTTAACTCCTGGGGAAATTATTATAGATATTTTAAATCTAGAAGTTACTAGGGATAAAGTTGACCCTAGATTGTATAATATATTTGTTTCCGTATTAACTCAGTCACTGGATAGGGTAGAAAGCTCTGTGACGGTAAGGATAGCTTAGGGGAAAGAATGGCTACATTTAGATCATTTAGTGAAATAGTATCTACAATGCTTCAGAGGCTGGGATTTTCCCAACCGAACTTAGATACTAAACCGGGATCTGTCCCCAGAGACCTCTTCGTGGATCTCCCGGCTGACGAACTTGCAAGACTATATTCTGTTTTAAATTTAGTCTCAGATAAACAGTCCCTTGGTAATGCTGTAGGAAAAGACTTGGAGCGATTGGCCGCCAACTTTGGTGTAACTAAAAATACTGGTTCAGCAGCTAGTGGAATTCTCATTTACGCAACAAACAGTCTTGCTTCTGATATTCCAATTCCAAATGGAAGCATCGGCACCTCAAGAAGCGGAATTGGGTTCCGAACTGTTGGTAACTATGTAATGTCTTCGGCGGATAAGAATCGTTTAGCCGCCAACGCAACTAGGTTGAGAAAGTCTCTGAATATTGCAGGGCTCAATAGTACCTATGCTATAGAGGTTCCCATTCGAGCAGTAAGAGTTGGTTCGGCGGGAAATGTTGGCTCACTACAGATAGTTAACTCAGACCTACAGGGTGTTGCTTCAGTTGTAAACCTGACCTCTACTACTGGTGGAACCAATCAAGAAAGTGATGATTCTTTCCGCGCTCGGATTTTGGCTATATTTAGTGGGGCAAACATCGGAACTTCAGCTGGATATAGAAATTCAGTATTAGGTGTAACTGGAGTCCTCGACGCACTGGTGGTTGAGCCGGGAAACTCTTTAATGCTTAGAGATGGAACGGAGACAATAGAGCTTGATGACGGAACTAGTAGAATTTTAAACTCAGGAACCGGAGGAAAGGTTGACCTTTATATTTTAGGAAGGAAGGTTGAAGCAGTCTCTGAATCATATATCTTTACAGACCTATCTGGCTCTGGGGATATAGCTGATGAAAGAAATGACTTTATACTAGGCCAGTCAAATCAGGACCTAACAAGAACTTCCGAAGAGAGGCGAGTTCAGGCTTTTAAGCTTGGCATTTTGCCGGCGCAGCCTGCAGATTCCATGATTGCTGTTGTAGGTAGCTCCTCTGGAACTTTAACAGAATCATTTTTAGATGAAAATGGAGTTAAGCAGGGAAGTTTTGAGCTTCAAAAGGACTTAAACCCAGAGACGGGTGGCAGCCCATTCGGTTTTGATAAGATTCATTTTATATCAAGTAAAAAAGAAGTTGAGGCAGAAGCTCTCGCTAAAGGCGATCTTTACGGACTAGACTCGCTAGAGTTTTCGGACATCAGCAGTCTTGACGGTGTCTATGTAGATCTAAATGAGCTATCTGAAAATTCCGAAGTAAGCATCGCTGGTTCAGAATTCCTTCAGCTACGTCAAACTCCAGTGGTTAGGGTCTCTAGAGTTCAAAATAAGACTACCGGAGAGGTGTATTCTGTGGTTAATCAGAATTTAGATTCAGATAACCTAAACAGAACCGGTGTAGTTAAGATTTCAGGAAGATCGCTTCCAAGATCTTCGGACACTCTAAGTGTAAACTATACTTGGAGGAAATTCTTTGACAAACATATTGATTTTTCTGGAGGGAATTCTTTTCAGTTTAAGATTCCATCTGTAGTTGATGTGGTTGATTGGTCCCAGAGCGGTGGGATCTCTGAAGAGAAAACTGTTATCGAAAAAACAGACGATGGTCTAAATTTTCAGGTGACTTTAGATTATAACGCAAGTAAAGTTATTTCGGTTTTTGTAAAAACTATAGCTACAGCTACAGTTGCAATTGTTGATCAAACAGGGGCCATTGGAGTCGTTCTTTCCGGATCAGATGAGTCCGTTAGCTCTAGTGAGAGTATTATCTCGATAAAGCGAGATGCAGATTTATTAGAGGTTTATAAAACCGAAGAAGATGACGGTTCTTTTTCTTCTAGAGTTATTTACTTCCCATCAGATTCTGCAGCAGTTATAGGTGATGCTGTTACTGTTCATTACAACAAAGGGGAAGGCTTTGATATTAAAGATTCTGACGGATCTATTTTCAATAACATAGTAGTGCTTCCATCCGAAGGTGTGCTGCGTGAAAATGATATTTTTGACTCTATCGAGGAGATCTTTTTTGCACAAGAAGATATTTATGTCAAATATGTTATAGATACAAATGTTGTTTATCCAAAGATAAGCTTGTCTAATTTGCCAATAACCAGCATTGACCTGTCGAATAAACTTATTTCGCTAAATGGGGATGGATCTAGCAGCTCAAATCAGCCAGTTTTTTATGATTACAGCGTTAGCTCTAGCCCTATTCCGATATATAGATTTGGGCCGACACCAGTAGCGGTTGAGGTATCAGGAGTTACTGGCGCTGGCAAGATAAAGGTAGCAGGAACAACTCTTAATAGGTATAGCCTGGATATCACAGCTGGAGTCTCAATTAGTGGTCAAATTTTTGATTTACAAAATGAAATCAAAACTGCTTTGGGACTTTCGTCTCTGCCTTCCAATATTGGAATAGCAAAGGTGGATGCAGTCACCCTCTTGAGTAGCAATGGAGATGAGGAATCTGCATTTGACATTCTTGGTATAAGATTAAATGATTCTTCTTTTTCTGTCGGAACTGCATCAACAGACTCTTCGTTAGACAATTATACTTTCGTAATTCCGTCTACTCCCAATAACTCGTCTATTGTACTTTTTGCTGGAGATCTGGTTCGGATAGAGTTTTTGCTTTACAATACAGATGGAGCTGAAGAAATATTCTTTTCTGGCTCTTCTAAGAAATCTACAAAAAATAGATTTGGACTCATTGAAAGAGTTTCCGTATCTTCCGGGTTCAGGTCCAGCACTGGAAATCTAATTGGCTCAATTAAACTAGACGCCGATAGCCAGCCAAACTCTGGCGACACCTATAGCGTTGATTATAACTTTTTGGCCCCGAAAGAAGGCGAAAGATTGAGTATATCGTATAATGTGAATAAGCTTATTATCGATTCTACTCTAGAGGTAGAAAGAGTTAGGCCTGTAACTGCAGATGTTCTTGTAAAAGAGGCAGAAGATATTCTTGTAGATGTTCAAGGTACATTGCTTATAAATGATAATTCTTTGACGAATACTGATAAAATTGTTGAAAATGTTATAAATTCTGTATCAAATGCTCTTAATACCTCTGTATTAGGCGGCACTGTTGATTATTCTGATATTATTGCTACTGCCGCTGCAGTAGATGGAGTTGACTCTGTTAATATTTCTATCTTTAATGAGACAGAAAAAACGGGAAGAACTCCGTTCATTAAGGCTCTCGATAATCAGTTTATCTCTCCCGGCGAAATTTTGTTTGAGGCTGTTTCGAGGAATAAATTTAGAATCAACTAGGTAAGAGTATGCTTCGACCAACATTATTTTCAATACCATCTAGCACAGAATTAAAAGTAACATTTAATAAGGATTTATCCGAGACTCTAGGTATTGATAACTTTAGCGTAACCTCTGTAAGTGGAAATGTTAGTGATTTAGAGATTACCAGGGTAACCGTATCTAAAAATCAAGTTATAATAACGACAAAGCCTCAGGTATCTGGAAATTACTATATACTAAAGCTGGGTGATAGCTCTGAGACAAAATTTACCTCATTTGATGGTGTTGCATTAATTAATGACGACGTTAGTCGAGAGCTATATTTTCTTGGACTGAAAAATTTCAACCCTGTTAGGGACAGGCTTGTTCAGAACATGCCATCTCTTTATAAGTTGGAGAATTCCAACTTAACAAGCTTGATTGATAATCAGGCCGAAGAGCTTTATAAGGCACAGAAGCATATCGGTGAGCTTTTAAGTGATAACTATATATCAGAGTCAGTTATTGACGAGAGACGAGTTAGAAGCTCTGGAGCTACGGACCGACTTTCCAATGAAAATGCATTTGTGATAGACAGGGTCTCTCCAAGAGTAACTGGTGGTTTATCAATCTTTAGAGAGATTGATTATAACTCAACTTCCCAGATCCCTAGGCATTCTGAGTTTCCAAAATACCCCATCTCTATACAGGAGACCGCTGTTGAGTCAAAGGAGATTACCATAGGAACAGAGGGAGCCTCATTTGACGGCTTTTTGATAAATCTTCCAAATAAAAATGTTATCAAGGTTAATAAGGTAATTCTCATTAAAGCTGGTGAGCTTGAAGACTGTGACGGAAGTCTCGGAACAGAATATGGTCTTTCTGTCTATAAGTATTCTATCTTAAATAATCGATATGACCCAGAACTTGCCTTTGGAGATATAGGACTTGATTCTAATCAGGTTTTGCTATCAGAATTTGGAAACATAGATAAGCCAAGAGTCGGTGATAAAATAGTTATATCCTATTTGTATCGAGACTTTGGTATCAGGCTAAATGAGGGTTCTCTAGAGATATTTAATTTAGAAAAGATTCAACAAGAATTTCTTCCATCTAATATTAGCCGATTCTTCTTAAATAATGCTCCCATTGTAGACTCTAATAATGAACTTCCAGAAAGAGGTGGCGTAACCTTCGTTTACGGACAGGCGTCTCCTGGCATTCCTACAGAGTTTAGACGAGAATTAGTTTTTAATGCGTCTAAACTCCCGTCAAAACTGGGTGAATATGCTATAAATTATAGCACGGGCGAAGTCATTGTTGTTGGATCAGAAAATATAGGAGCTGGAACTGGAAGTCGCGCAATAGTTGCCTCTTATCTTTATAGAAATTCTTTTACGGAGAATCTAGACTACTATATAGACAATAATGAAGTTGTTGCTTCAAAAACCAGATCTCTAGAAGAGTCCAAGGTTACTGTGGAGTTTACTTACGAAAAAGTTTTCTCAGAGGGTATTGATTACGAAGCTCCTTGCCATACGGAAATCCTAAACGAGCCCGTTGAGAATAATTTTCTCACTTCATTCTCGATAAGTCCAAAGAACACACCGGTCACAAATGTTTTTAGAATTTTCAACCAAACGACTGGAGAGGTTTATTCTCCGCTTTATCACACTGATGATGAGGTTTTCTTCTCTGGACGAAGATCTCCTGAATTTAAATCATCAGGAATAGAGGGGGCAAACTTCGATATAGTTGAGCTGGAAGACCTATCGGCAGTCGGAGAGTTTGTCTGTCCCGCATTTAACATTGAGATTAGAACAGCTTTGTCTAATTCTAATATTGGATTTACACCCGGCATACCTTCTGAGCTGATTAATCTAAATTCTCAAGATTATTTCATTAGAAGCACTGGGTTAAGCGGAACTGATCCACTTGAAGATATACAAATTAACTTCTTTGGAAATCCAGATGCAAATGGACTTATTAACTCCTTCGGGATCTCTATAACGGCGCAGGCCCCTAGCTTGGGAGAATCTGTTACGCTTGGTCCTATGGGATATGTTTTCAATCTAGATAATATACAGATTGTTAGTAAGTCTGAAGATTCTATTGGATCATTTTCTAATAGTTCTGTTTCATTCTCTGATGAATCGATTTTTGCAAATGAAAAGTACTTTAAGCCTTCTTTGGTAGCTCCATCTCTCAAATTTGCCACAAAGGGGTCTTTAAAGAGCACCTTTATAACGGAAGATGTCGATACAACTGTCGAGAATATTTCCCGATTAAGAAAGCGGGGCGATTACTGCATTGACTATGATAATGGAAAGGTATACTTAGCTGTAGCTAAAGATCAGGCATATGAGGCTGGAGTTGTAGGCTATAAGTATAACTCATCTTTAACAAATAATGCAAATATCATAGCTGTTCCGCAAGCATCTAAGCAGCTTCTTCCATCTGATACAGTATTTGATTCTGCTATAAATTATGAGACTATAATTCACACTAATAGCTCAATAAGAATAGATGATTTGGAGGCCAGCCTCTTAAGAAATACTGGGGCATCTGCAATCAACTTACTTGGCGCATCTAAAGAGATGAACGTGGTTCTTTCTGACTTTACAGTTGTTGTTGAGCATAAAATTTCATCAATCAAGACAATTCTAGATGAAAAGTTTTTAGAAGGGACCGGCTTGGAGACGAAAGATCCTGCAAGCAGGATTCCTGAGGTAACTTCCGAGGAGGCTAATGCAAAGCTTTCAGATGGTGGTAGAAATATCTACGATTCTTCTTATGTTTCATTCGAAGAAAATGTAATTGATTTGAAAAAACTATTCCAGACTAGAGCAGTTCTGAAAGATGGCGTTTTTACCTTTGTTATCTCAGATTCTAATTTTGAGTCAGTTTTTGAAATCAAAAATGTTACTACAGATCTGGTTATCACCAGCGGCCAAGTCACAACTACTCCATCTGGAGCCGTGATTGTTGTTCCAAACGATTCATCTATAGCTGCTCTCGACTTAGTTTCTATTAAATATATAACTAGGGGAATTCCTACGGTAGGAACAAAGCTTGCTATAGATTATAGATACGGAAGAATTTACTTCGATTACACATACTCTTATGATGATGTTTTCCTCTCTTATGAGTATGGAGACAATCAAATCGATTGGGCTATTGGAAGCGCTATAAGCGAAGGGGAGGAGTATTTCGTCTCTTACAAATATGGAGCACTAAGAGAGGCTCTCAGAAGAAACTTTGGAATTTTAACCAAGATTCCATTCTTCCAGAAGTTTGGTCTAAATATAGATCGCGAGCTATACAGAAGTGCTCTCCAGGGCGCCATGCAGGCGTTCACTAACGGTCCAATTAAATCATCATTTAATACTTTAATTGAGTCCTTTACGGATATAGAGCCGGAAATAACTGAGTCGGCATTTGGAAGCTGGATCTTGGGAAGAGATTACTTGCAGCCCGAAGAGGTGGAGATATCTGGTCCAATTAACTTCTTAAGCTCAAAGTTTAAAGAAGGATTGGATGTTAAGGGTGACACTACCGTAACTACTCCTGCAATTTCAAATATAAGCCTTGAGGAGGGCACCATCTCCTCTTGGGTCACTCCACATTGGGCTGGCATAGATAATGATGCAGATATTACAATAGAAATAGATGATATTGGAACCCAAGTATATAAATATACATTGGGAACTGATGTATTTGATTATGAAAATAATTTTGACTTGATCCCAAATGGTGGCTCAATTGGAGGGGTTGATTGTTCTATTCCTAGCATCACTCTTCATAACGGAGTTATTGCGCTAATTGAAGTTGAAAATGATGAAGATGAGGAGCTTCTTGTGACGGGAGCAAAAGCTTTAGTTAAGGAGGAAGATGCTTTAACCAGAGCCACGAATATGGACTTGAATATATCTATTAAAATAGATAACTTTAGCATTCCAAGAACACTTAGGGGAGGCTTAATGTCTCCGCCAGCTTTGGTCAACGGAGTTGTTGGACTATATGAGTCTCTCGTTAATATTCCGGGATACCTCATTGGATCCACACCTTCCAATGAAACAATAGGATATACTAGTCCTGGGTTTATATCTATTGGCGATAACAACAAGCTTTTATTTTTGCAACTTGCGATGAGAGTTGTTACTGACGCCTCAAGCGGAAGTCCTCTTGTCATTAATATTGCTTCCAATAAGCTTTCCACTAATGATTTCCCAAAATATGACAGACTGCACCCAACTCCCAGTTGTAAATGCACTATAACAGATACTGTCTCTACTCTTTCTAAGTTTAGAGACAAAGATACTCAGACAATTAAGGCTGAGTTCAGTGGCCCAATAAGCATTGCTCATATTCGAGATTTTAATGTCGTTTACACTGATAACCCTTCCGCCTTTAAAGTAGCTGACTCTATTGGGTCCATATATCAGGTTTATGGATTTCTTGATATAAGCGGAACTGATGTTTATGACTCAATTCCAGATATTATAACTGGATTCTTACTAAATAAGATTCCTCAAAATCATGAAGAGATTACGGCCAAGGGTTCTGAGTTCTTTAACGACTATAATCCGGTTGGAGACTTAACTCTGAGCTATCAGGTCGTATCAATACTGACTGAAGAAAATACTGATTCGGCAAGAGTCCTCGGATATAAGGAACAGGGATTTGTTGTAGATTGGAGCACAGAATATCTAGATATTGATATAGTTAGAGATCCCGCTAGAAACGTTGTAAAAATAGATCTGGAGTCAGAAACTTTCAGTGGGAAAAAGACTATAAACCTATTTTATACTGACTTGATTAATACGGCAGATGAGGATTATATCCTTTCAAGATTTGACATGTTTAATCCGGGCATCCCTTCAGCGATAAGCCCTGATAGTATTAAAGATAAAATTGCAATAGGAACATTGGATAAGGCTTGTTATTCTGTTATAAATATTAATGATTTAGATTACAAAATCTACAACAGATTTGATTTGAATGATATATACATCGGAAAATTTGGAAGAAACCCCAGGGATATTCCATTCACAGTGAGCAGATATGATTCCCCAGACACCTCTGTTGGAATTCCTTTTAATTATGAATCATCAGAGGGAATTTTCATAGGCTTTGATGATCTATGCCAGTCTACAGTATCTGATGACTCAGGTCAGTGGATCTTTAGAACTCGTGCCGCTGAAACTGTAAATCTACCAACGTCGGTCATTATTGATGGCTCCGACTATACCTTCGGAAGAGAAGATATTCTGCTTGAGCACACATTTACCGGAAGAATATTAACAGATGGCGAGTTCTCATCAGTAATGAGAGCTTATCGGCAAGAGGACGATGACTCGTGTGCTGAAGGTTTAATTTGCTCTGCAAATTATCGATATTGTGGAGATGGATTGCTCGAAGAGAGTGGCTGGAAGAAAATAAACGAAACCAGCTCTAATGTTATAAATCTTTTGCTAGGTGGATCAGAGAATGATGTTGCCTTTTGGTCAAAGTCTGGAGCGTTTAACACCTCGGCAGATGGAGGTGTTTATCGTATCGGACCGTCAACTTCTGATTCCGTTCCGGGCAGTGGAGATCTGGGACCTACAAATAGAAACACCTTATTTGGAAGAATCCCATGCTCTGACGGAGATTGGTCAGCTACAGTTAACTTCCGAGTTTTAGAAACAGATCCCAGAATAGAAGGTTCTCTTTTGGGCAGATTTATAGGATCTGTCTCTGGAAACTTAACTGGCATTTCTCCGCTTCATATCTTTGATAGTAAAATCAATATTAAATTATTATTAGGTATTTCTGACGCTTCTCAGCCTGTCCTTCTGGTCTTGGATGGACATTCGGGAGACATTCTAGATATATCATTCTTAAACTGGCGTGACGGAGAGTATAAGGAACTAATTATAAAAAATGAAAATGACATAATCTCTATAGAGACTGAGTCTGAAGTTTTAAGCATAATATCGGCAAGCGACTTTGAAGACGCATCAGTAAACCCCTGTGATTTACTCAGTGAGCCTTTTATTGCGGTCCACTTGCTTGATGGCTCTGTAGTTCACTCTCCCTCTTTTCATCAGGCCTTTTCTGGCAATATTGTTGATATATCTCTAATCGAGTATGAAGGACGAAGAGAAGAGGGCCTTGGCCTCCTTGAAAGTGATGATGTCTTCATATCTACTGATTCAAAAATAGAGTTCTCTTTTAACACAACACAAACCGAGGCCGATGGGTATTCAGACGGATATTCTGATGGCTATGACGGCTATGATGGATACGCTTCTAGCGTAATTTACGATGTTGATGAAATTACCTTCACGTCAGATAAGCTAAGATATTTGTTTGATACTGGCGAGAGTGAATCTTTAAACAGAATCTCTATTTTTAAGGATGGAAAAGGATTCTTGAATTTCCGTATTTTTGACAACTCTGCTGACAAGATCAATGAAGTAAGGATGTATAACATCGCTACAAACATTAAATATTTTAAAGCAAATGAGCTTCATCATATCGCAGCAAGTTGGAGGCTTAATACCATCTATGAAAAAGATGAAATGCACCTGTTTGTTGATGGATTGGAAGCTCCAAGCCTATATCGCTTCGGCGGTGCAGTCAGGGCTAGGGTTAACGATAAGTTCTCAGATGTTAGTAAAGAAATCTTACAGGGCTTTGTAGAGGATAAGATCACGTACTATGATGATCATATAGATGGGACCATATTGGCTAATTCCTCGACTTTCTTCTCAAGTAGTCTTGGTTTGGGCCCCCATTTGCTCGGTAGATCTTTAATATTCAAGTCTTCTGCTATAGCAGAAGCATATGTCGGAGGAGAATTCTTAATTGGAGAGATGGTTGGCTCTGGAGCAACTATCCTTAATTCACAAACTTTGGATCCAGTTATATTTAATACTTCAGCCTCTGATATAACCTTCTCTTTGGCACCTACAGCTGGAATAGAAGAGTCTATTGTTACTGATATTAATAACGGAACTTACGCTATCTTTAAAACAGATTGCGAGAATATCACAACAGAGCTTGGCGGAGTAGAATATAGCATAAAAAGTGGTTCAATCGTTATAGAGAATAAAGGAGTGGCAATCAACCCGAGCTTTAGAGCAAATATGACCTCAAGACTTATTGAATTTGTCGGAAAGGATAGTTATTGTAATAATGTTGCCACCATAGACTTCTCAGATTTAGATGTTCATATAAAAACATTCGGATTACTTTTCAAGAAAATTAAGGTTGATATAAGTCTGCCTGCCTCATCCTACTCCTCCCGCAGACCTCCTAGTGCTGGCAGTCTGCTATCTTCACATACTGTTGAGCCGGTCTCTCTTTCTGATGTGTCAATTCAGAAGATTATTAAAACGAAATATATTCCAGAATTCAGCGCAATTCAACCTTCTGGTAATTTCTTCTACGGATCTTTTGAAACTTCTTTGCAGGATCCAGTTGGAACTTATAAGTTAACTTCTGAGCCAGGACGATTGCCAAAATCGAACCAGGGTAGGCAGCTATCTATATTCGTAGACTCAGATAATATAAGATTCTGCGAAGAAGCAGAAGATGGATACGCAGGATCTACAGATAGTAAGATAACTATTTTTGGAGAAACAATTGATGGTTCTGACTTTGAAGAATTCTTTATCACTGGGAATGGCACTTTTGAGGGAAGCAAATTCTTCACCTCTGTAAGGTTAATCCGAGGAGAATTAATTATTGCAGATCCTTCATACGAATCATGTGTTTTAGAGGTTTTAGAGAAAGACTCAGTGACTGTATCAAATAACCAGGGAGAGTATGCGAAGGTAACTACCTACGTGAATGGATCTCTTGTATTGAGAACAGGCGAAACGCGTGATCCCTTCGAAATACCACCCGGAAGTTATAGGGTAGAGTTTCCTGCATTCTTAAATATAAGACTTCCACAGGTTGGACATAAGATCTTCTTAGGATCTGATTTGAATGGCAAGAATCAATTTAATGGAATCATTGATGAATATAAGATTGTAACAGAAATGTCTAGTGATACTAGACCCACAGAGAATGTAACCTCGGGAACGAGAAGTGTTACTAGGGAGTATTTGAATCCAAATCCAAATTGCTCAGACAACCAAACAACTATGCTTGTTCATTTTGATGATCCAATTAAATTGCAGTCAAGAAGGCTTAGACAGAAAGTGTTTTTGAATACCGATAATAATTATAAATTCAAACTAGATCTTGCCGATAGAGAAGCTTTGCTAACCTCAATAAATGATCAGGAGTCATTTGAGTCAAAGATGATGAGAATGGGCTTCTCAAAAGATCAAGCAACTAGGACGTTCTTTGAGTGCCATAAGGCTCAAGGAGGCCCCGTATTTAATGAGGCAAAACTAATGAGGTCAGATGATATGCTTGTAAGCTTTGGTAGTGTCAACGAATCTTTTGGCCAGTCTGCAAGATTTTTTGACACGAAGCCTATGGTGATTCAAAACAACCTATCTTACTTCAGAAAAGATAAGGGTAGTATTGAATTTTGGGTATCACCATTGCTTATGACGGCAAATGATTCAGCGGAAAGGATTTACATAAGTATAGCATCGATCAACAGAAAGAGAGTACGCTCATTTACTCCGACAAGGCTTCGTCTGCCTACTTCTGCTGGAAAAATAATTAGCATCAAATTACTTGAAAATACAAAAGAATTTTCTTCCTTCTACCCTCAGTCAGAAGTTGATGAAATTTTGTTTGATGAAATCTATAGAAGTGAAATAACAGGAAGGCTAACCGGAGGAACTGGCGTTAAAAAGGACTTCTCACTTGGATCAGAGTTAAGCCCTGACGGAAGATTTGTAACTCTGAAAGATGCACTGCCAGGATCAGAAACAGAGGTTATCGTAACATATATTCCTGTAGATTCGCAGGGAGATTTTATCTCTATCTATAAGGATTCTGGCGAAGATGGGCCTGAGATTGTCTTCTCAATAAGAACTGCGACAGAAGAGCATCGAGTATCTGGGTCTATAGATTGGCGTAGAAATTCCTGGCATAGAATCCGCTGCGATTATAAGACAGGAACCTCTAGTGATATGATGAGGATTTTTATTGACGGGAAAGACCAAGCTGGATTCGTTTATGGGAAAAACGGATTAGAATATGGCTCTTCCGGAGGCTCAGGAGGCGGTGGTGGAGGCCCCGGTGGAGGTCCCAGTAGCCCAGATCCTATTGAAAACAAAAGAATACGATTGGTAGATGATTTTAGACTAATATTGATAGGCGGAGAATCAAATACTAGAGATGGCGCATTGGCAAGAATGGATAATATTAGGTTTAGTAGAGAAATAAGAGAAGAGGTCAATGATCCGAGTGGAAACAAGGTTGACTTAAATTATTCTTCAAACTTAGAAACAATCTTTCCTGTTGTAGAGGATAGCACAACAACTCTACTACTTGATTTCAATCAAGAAGACGTTGAGGAGAGGTACGCAGCAATAATTGATCCTGAAAATGGAATATTTAATTTTGACATTGACGTAATTGATGATTTTGGTAAAATCAGTGAAGATGAAGTAGAAGACCTTATAACTGAGCTGGTAAACACCCTAAAGCCTTCACATACGAATGCCTTGGTTAAATTTCCAAGAGAATCATGTTAATAAGCTCTATTAATAATGGGGAATCTATCGAAGCACGCTTTCTAGGAGAATTTGATGTCAAGAGCTAATAGAACGGTTCTGCCAAGAGTTAATTTTTTTGACGGACAAAGGGTTACTGAATCTGATTTAGACTCAGAACAGATCCACAATAGAGGTTTAATCTCAAATTCAACATTAGACTTCCATGGAAACGGAATTGTTAGGGATAGGCTTTTTGAGAGCAAAATCCTATTTGATACAGCAGACCCAGGTGGTCTTGGGATTAACTTATCAGAATTGGTTATAGATTCTGGAAGATATGATGGAAGATCTATTTCTTTAGATCTACAGCCAACAGACTCTGAATTTGGTAACAGACTTGAGATAGAGGCTTTGGGCCTGACTGTTGGTGGAAGAATCAAGGCAAAAGTTCTAATTGTAGGAAGGACGTTTTCGGCTGTTAACAGCTCTGGTGAGTTAATAGCAGAAGTTGTAGAATTCGAAAAGAACACGACAAAGCTTACTGAGTTTTATTATAAAAAAGTATTGTGTGTATTTTTTAATAATTTCTCCGGAGGAATCGGAGCAACTCATTATGAAGCAAGCAAAGAAAGCATCAATACTCTCGGAACAGGTGGACATATAATCTTCCGAGAGTCTGAGCCTCTAAAGGCTTTTGCAAGAACAAAGTCAGCTTTCGAAGTAGAGTCTCCGAATATTGCATTGGGTAGCTTTATTACTTCAAATCCCAGCTTAACCTTAGAGGCTGAAATCACAGCTGGAATAGGACCTTCAAACAACTTTAATGATCTTTATTATGAATTAGATCCTTCCGAGGTTTTGACTTTTGAGAAAAACTCAAGTCAGATTGTATCGTATGGGCAGAAGTTTTTATCTAAATCTGATAATATTCAGAAAATTGACTTACTATTTCACGTAGTTACTGATCTTTCGGCGGCGCTCGGAGAAGAGCATGATTTTTCGGGTGATATTGTAGTTTCTCTACATGAACTTCAGACTGATACTGATTGTATTTCGGATCCCAATCCATCCAATTGGCTAGAGTTTGACCCAAATCCAGCCCCAGTTGTTGAGGTATCGTATTCTCAAGACGACTTGTTAAACCTTGGGGTTAAACTTTCTGGAACTCCACAGATTGTCAGCATTGATTTGTCAACAACTCTTGTCGCTGACCCCAATCTGGCGCCTTTAATCGAAATTGATAAATATTACGCAGTTTTAATTAGCAGACGTGGAAATAATACTCAGGGAACAATTGCTTTATCAAAAGGCTTCTATAAGCCTTCTCAGAAAAGAAGAAATGGGCAAACTCTTAATCCAGAAGAAAATTTTGGAAGACAAACTCAGCAGTTTATCGAATTCGATGCGAATAATCTCATTTTTGTAAATGATTCTAGCGCTTCTCTGTGGTTCATCGTTCACTCTGATACTGTAGAGATAACAGATGGCCTCGCCTATTCTTCTGACGGCTTTCCAATTTCTCTAGCGAAGACTGTAGATTATGTTGGAGCAACAAAGATACCGTTCTTCTTGAGAGACATACCACTGAAGACCGTTGCTGAAGGTACTTTTAATTATCTTTCTTTAGACCGAAAGGACAACTTTGTCGATCCAAATGTTCATCCTAGAACTGGAAATTTTGTTCATTCAAAAATTGAAGACGCACCAACTGCGACGATGATGAATTCTGATCTGCTAGGATCTTTGGCAGAAGTAGATCCAGATAATCCTCCAATTCTTCTGGCTAGAATTACAGATAACAACGTCAGAGACGCCCAGACTATAGAGGGAACCTTTGACAAAGCTGGCCTCTTAGAGCCTGATGGGGTAGTTTTTATAGCCCCAAGCACAGAGCTTTTGACGGCTAATTTGATTAATAGAGTTTTTACGCCAGATATAGACTGTCAGTGTAATGCTAGATATAGAATTATAGCCGCAAGTTGTTCTAAGGTATATTCTGGAGACTTCGATGACGATGGAGAAATCACAAATTCTGACCTATTAAGCCTTGTCAACATTGTGGGAAACACTCTAATCACAGAGACTACTCAGAGAAAGATTCAAGGTGGAGAGCTTGATGTTCTAGACTTTATTAAGGCAGATCTCAATGAGGATGGCACAATCGATGGATCAGATATCGAAATCATCGAAGATGCAATCGACGGATATGTAAACTTTACAGCTGATGTATCTTTTAATGTTCTAACTTTGAAGCTAGAAAACATTCTAGAAGAGGATGACTTTCCAACTTTATTTGATTCTGCGAATTCAGCAACCAAATCTGGTCTTGGGGTTACCGTTAGCTCTTCTGATGATATAAGTTTTGAAACAGATACAGAAGAGGAAGCTCTAGCCATACGAGTTGGAGATACTATAAGTATTTCTTCTGGATTTCCTGACAGCAAGACGTATACGATCGCTGGGAAGACAGTTGGTAGTACCGGAACTGACGTTTCAGTTTCTGTAGTGGAATCTGATGGCAGCGATGTTGTATTCGCTGGATCTACTGGATTTGACGTAGAAATCGTCAGCGGAACTAGAGTAAACTTGTTTGCAGACAATCTCAATCTACTAAGCATACCCTATGTTTCTCAAAATTGGGAAATAAACTATATTGGTAGTCCTTATGAGTCAGCGTTTGTTGACGTATGTGATCTCAGAAGATTTGTCGAAACAAGTTTTATTGAGAAAGAGGAAATAACTTGTATGTGTGCTTCAGACGTGTGTCAGCAAACTCCAGCATGTACTCCTCAGTACAAGACTCAGAAGGTAATCCCAGATGACCTATTTATTCCTAATGGAGAAATTTATAAAGAGCCTGGAGTTCCATATCATGGAGATATAGAATTTGCCAATGTATTGATTCCGTTGCCGCCGGGAACTATTGACGATTGCCAGATCGATCTATATAATAACTTTATAAAGTCTAAGGACGGGACTTGCAAGACAGCCTCTGGTTACCCTGCTATGATTTACTCCGACGGTACTTACGTTGGTTGCGAAGATTCTGGCGGAAATACAGATTTGACAAAGAATCGGGTTAAGATCTCTCAGTGTATCGCTAGTCTTTACGTTGATGCCTTGGTAGATGGATATGCTGTAGATGGATATGCTGATGAAACCGAAACCAATGAGGCCGAGGAGCTAATCTCAGAGTCTTTTATTGACTACACGTATCCTAACGCCAATGGTTTTTCAGAATGGCCCAAACAGGATCCTTCGGGCGGTACTTATTTCACAATAAGTACACCAGCGGCTCTAAATTCTCCTGCAACCTTTATCTTGGAAACGATATCTGCAGATGAAAGAATTGGCGGAATTGAATATCCTGTGGCACTCGATCCGATTTCTGGTGACTTTGTTATAGATTTTACAATGTCCAGATCAATCTGGGGCGGTGCAGGTCTGACGACTGGAGAGGTTGGGTTCTTCTGTCAGCTTGCAATTACAAATACAGATGGAACAAAAACAACTCTTCAGGTCGGGTGGGCCCAGGACCCCGGCTCCGACTTAGAGCTTTATTATAGCGGAGAAATAGAAGATACTGCAACAAGCACAGTCATAAGTGATTTTTACGAATCAATTCCGGCACCTGATGATTTAGGCGATGAACTAAAGTTTAGATTAAGAAGAACTGACGAAGCCGTTTTTGCTATGTATTTTGATGAAACCTTAATAGACCTGTCTCAGAATATATCTGGACAGTATATTAAGATTGGATCTAATCTTCCGTTCCAGCCCGGTGGTGGTGATGTGAGTGAGATGGCATTTGCAATGGGCCAGGGAAATTTCCCCAATGTTGGAGTAATCTTTGCTGCAAAGGTTCATGATCTAACAATTCGTCACTCTCTTACTTCAGATGAAGCAAAAAGTCCTATTGCAATTTCGAGAGATGTAACTTCTTTGATAAATCGAGTTACCGCAACATTCCCGACTCAGTTGACTCAAAAGACAAATATTGTTTCTGCAACTTTAAGTATGAAGCTTGCTAGCGCAGTTAGCACTACAGATTCCTTTAATGTTATTCCATATAATATATTAAATGCGGATAACTTGGGCTCAATTATTGACTATCCAGTTGAACCAGAAGTTTCTGTCCGCTCGTCTTTCGTTCCTGGCACGTTGTCAGCTGGAGACACGATCTCTGTAGATGTAACTCCAATGGCAATCTATTTCTTGAGCAGAACGGGACATATACCTGGATATTATAAGGCAATTATAATAGAGCCAAGCTCTTCTGCAACATCGGCACTATCCATAACGGACGAGCTTACCCTTCTTATATCCTATGAGGATGTCACAACTGGAGTTATATTCCAAATTGGCGCAAGTGTAGATGCGATGACTGGAATTGTAACTCTAAAGACAAAAAACATTCTATATGACGCTTTAAATGAGGCAAGCAGAACAACTTTGGGCTTTGGCATACATCTAAAGAAATCTGGATTTAAGAATGCTGATGTAAAGATTGGAATTAAGGATCTCGCTAGGATCGGAATTGGGGTGTGTCAGGATACCAGCAGCTTTGACGAAGAGGATCTATGCTACTTTATCGCTGGAGCAACAGGTGGGGCAAATGGCACAAACGGGGCAGCAGTTGGCACCTATGTCCAAGGTCCTTTTCCTTGCAGTCTATTTCTGCCGTGAAAGTGACAGGGGAATATTAACCAGAGGATCTGAATCATGATTAAAGAACTTATTACACTAGCTGACATTCTTGATAGAAAGGGTTTTGCAGCTGAGGCTAATGCTCTGGATAAACTTATTAAGAAAGCAATAGATCCGCATT